TCAAGGTACTCAGGGAAAACAAGGAACAACTGGTAATACAGGTGCGCAAGGTACACAAGGAACGACAGGTACAACAGGCGCTCAAGGAACTCAAGGTCGTCAAGGAACTACTGGTGGTCAAGGTACACAAGGAAGTACAGGTACAACTGGTAGTCAAGGAACACAAGGTAAACAGGGAACAACCGGTAGTCAAGGAACTCAAGGAAGTACCGGTGCTCAAGGTACTCAAGGTAAACAAGGTATTCAAGGTAATACTGGTGGTGGCGGTGGAGGTGGTTCTCAAGGAACACAAGGTCGTCAAGGTACTCAAGGTACACAAGGTAAACAGGGAACAACAGGTAGTCAAGGAACTGATGGTGATGATGGTGGCACTGGTGCACAAGGAACACAGGGAAAACAGGGAACAACCGGTAATCAAGGAAATAAAGGTGACACAGGTTCAACTGGTAGTCAAGGAACACAAGGTAAACAAGGAACTACAGGTTCTCAAGGTACTCAAGGAACTACTGGTTCTACTGGTGGTACAGGTGGACAAGGGACTCAAGGTCGTCAAGGAACTCAAGGTCGTGTAGGTGACCAAGGAACACAAGGTAAGCAGGGAACTACCGGTGGTGGAGGTGGAGGTGGTACTCAAGGTTCTCAAGGTAGACAAGGAACTTTAGGTACTACAGGTTATAGAGGTGGAACGCCATGGACTTTCGATACTTCTACTACTGATTCAGACCCCGGTGCAGGGGACATTAGATTTAACAACGCCACTTTCAGTAGTATTGGCAGAATAATGATTGACGACGATGATGAAGATGGTAATGACCAACAAGCATGGATGCGAACGTGGGATGACTCTACAAGTACCATTAAAGGTACTTTAATTATACAATCTGCTGACGGTAGCGATACATCATTTGCTTCATTTCATGTAACAGGAATTTCTGAACAAACAGGTTATTTCAGAATAGAGGTTGTTCCATTAGTGGGTTCAGGTAATCCACCATTTAGTAACGGTGAAAGAATTACAGTAGAATATGCTATCACAGGTGACTTAGGTACTCAAGGTACACAAGGTAAACAGGGAAACACTGGAAGTACTGGTAATACAGGTGCTCAAGGAACACAGGGAACTCGTGGTCCTATTGGTTCAACAGGACCTCAAGGTACTCAAGGTAAACAAGGTCAACAAGGTACACAAGGTTCTGATGGTGGCGGTGGTGGAGGTGGTTCTCAAGGAACACAAGGCCGTCAAGGAACACAGGGTCGTGTAGGTGACCAAGGAACACAGGGTAAACAAGGTATTCAAGGGAATACTGGGTCTACAGGTTCGACTGGTAGTACAGGTGCTCAAGGAACTCAAGGAAGTACAGGTTCAGGTAGTCAAGGAACTCAAGGTAAACAAGGAAATACTGGTTCAGGAGGAGGTACAGGTGCGCAAGGTAATCAAGGTACTCAAGGAACAACTGGTCCATCAGGTGGTGGTGGTGGTGGTACAACCATTTCCCACAATGCTTCTGGTGGTTCACCATTAATGGGTGCAGCACCAGTAATATATGTAACCTCAGGAGCTCCAGTAGAGATGCATGACATGGCAACTGTAGGTGTGGCAGATGGATATTTATCTGCATCTGTAGGCGGAGCCACTCGTGCATGGCCATCTTGGTCTCCATAGAACGATAACTTTATATACTCAAACGAACTAAAGAATTTATATACGCTGTCCGGCAACAGCAAGGTGACTAAAAATGGCAAATTACGCAGTAGATGATTTCACAGAAAGTGCAGACACTTTATCAGCAGTTCTAGCATTATTAGAAACAAAGCTAGAAACCATAACTAACACAAAAACTATACGTTTATTGAGTGTTCATAAAGTAGGCAATAAATACGCATACGCCTTAGTGGTAGACGCATAAAGATATTAGATGCCTTCTGATAAAGATGAATTGTTAATTCGTATGGACGAAAGGATAAAGACTATCTATAACAAGATGGATGATTTTGAAACTCTTTTCACCAACCACTTAGCACATCATGAAATGTGGGAAAACCAGATGAATAGTCAACTTCGTTGGGGATTAGGCATTCTTGCCACCCTAATGGCCGGAGTTATAGGCGCAATGAGGTATATATAATGGAAAGCTTTACTTGGGACGCAACCTTTAGAAATCGAGTTAGATTACTTGCCGGTATTGAACAACAAGAACTCGATAACGATACATTAGATATTTTAGCCAATATGTCAGCCGAATGGTTCCAAGAGAATACAGGCACTACCTTTACCCTTGATTCAGATAATACGTATGATAATGCAGTTATATATTATACTTGTTATCTTGCCTGTTTAGCAGCAAACGGAGTGGGAATTGATAGAATAGCAGTAGGTGATTTACAAATTTACTATGATACCTCGGAATACGAAGTATGGGCAACATTAGCAAACCAAATGTTAGTAATGAAACTTGGATTAAGTATTAAACGTACTTCATACAACGCTGCTCCATACCTTGGACGTGTCAACTGGGATGAGAACATCACTGGAGTTAATGCTACAAAAACCATGTATCCTCCTGTGAGGGGGGTACAGTATGACTCTTAGTAATCAAGGTATAAGACCGGGCTCTATTAATATGGGCCGTATTCTCAGGAATATGCGCTATCATACCAATCAGAGTAGAAAAGTTGTATTCTATAGACCTCCTCAGTTTACTACAGATGGATATGGTGTTGAAACTACTACTATAGCAACAAGTGGAGCAGAGATGGTTATACCAGACTTACCAGCTCTAATACGCCCTAGCGTTACTTCGGACTATCAATTACAAAGGTCTGGACATAATATTGTAGGTGCAGCAAGAATATACACACCTAATTTAGCTACTATTAAAGGTTTCGCTAATTTCAATCAAGCTAATGACGCTCAATTTAATGAGATAGAGGGATGGGATAGACTTATAGATGTAAACCGTTATATCTATACAGTTCCTACTAATGCTACTACTGGATGGACCTCTGGCTCTGCTGATGCTACATTTGCGTCTGACGGGCAAACTATTACAGCTACATTAGGCACTGATTATAATGGCACTATTCATTATACTACTGGAGCTACTAATACCTTAGAAACAGACCGAATACAGTTCCAGATAAAGGCTAGTGGAGCTAGCAATATAGCGCTTACTAATATAAAGAGCTATAATGGAGCAACGCAAAATAGCGCTTATGCTATTACTTATACTCCTGCTTCATTAAGCATACCTACTGGTAGTTGGCTTACAGTAGACGTACCATTTATTACAGGAAGCGTAACTAGTGGTTCTTCTATATACTTGAATGGAACACGTTATGCTGTAACTATCACCTCTGGGTCAAGTTTTAATTATGAAGCCGACTTTAGAGATTTTGAATTAGAGGTTTCAGGAGCTGCAAGCGGAAACAAAGTTATGGTAAGAGATATTAAATATTATAAATCTATAAGATGGATGGTTCAGGCTGTCCGAGATTACAATGACGATTATGTTATTTATGAATGCGTAAGAATACGTGGTAAATCTGATAAGAACAGGAGGGCTCGTTAATGGCACAACCTGACCACCTTAACGTTATAGAACGTAAACTTATTGACAATCTCCGTACAGGTACATATACTTCAGGCAGTCGAGGCAGTACAGCTACTGCTTGGTCTAGTGGAGATGTAACCGTATTTGGACAATTCCCCGAAACAGAAGATGTCAAGTATCCTTGTATTATTGTAGAAATGACAGCCAATGGTATAGAAACACAATTTATGGGACAAGCTATGGGTAGCGGAGAGATAGGAGAGTTATATGGAGTTTCTTTTAGATTTCATATCGTTGTAGACCGCGATTCAACTGTCACAGTAAATAGCGTGGGTTACAAACAAAGAAGATTATTAAATTATTTGATGTTAGCTACGGCTAATATTGTTATGGACGCAGATTTTACTTCAACAGATACTGAAGTAGAAGAAAGACATTATACTGGATTTCAAGATATGGGTTATAACCCTGATTTAGAAATATGGGCAGCTATGGCCAGTATGATAGTTACATTTAAGAACGATAGGCCCCCATAGGTATAAATGGGCACGCCAGCATCGGCAATTAGATTTGACACTTATGGTTCTTATCAAGAAGAAACTTTTGTAGAACAAGAAGTATATAGAACCATTACTGCTGGAGTATCTCCCTATCTTTCCTCTGTAAGAGGGATAGGCTTAAAAGCTGTAAGAGGAGGAGGAGATTATGATGGTGAATATATGGCACCTGAAGACATGGACCTACAGGCAGATTATAAAGAGGCAAACATAGAACCCTTTTTATCACAATTAAAAAATGGACCAAATGCTCAAGCAGTAGAACAAAGTGCATCAACTAATAATTCATTAAAAACTGCATTAGACCAAGGTAATATAACACTAGCTGAAGAACTCGCTATGAAAATTGAAGGAAGTCACCCAACTCAATCAGGTATATCAGCACCTACTGCTGCTGAGCTTCAATTAGATTTTATGGGTGCAGATTTAGCTGATAGATTAGAAGGTATAGCTGCACCAACAGTGATAGAGAATGTTGTAAGTTTATCTCATGGAGGAAGGACAGCTCAGCCAGCAGATATAATCGCTAATTCAGAAGCTCACAGAGCAATAATAAAAGTTTTTACAGAAGTTGTTAAAGGAGATTTGAGTGAGGCAGAGTTGGCGCTGTGGAAAGGCAAACTTAATAATGTTAAATTTATGGATGTTACTGAATCAGATAAGAAAAAATGGATTGCTAACCAAATTAAGGCTGGTGTTACCTACAATAAAAAATATAGAAATGAAGATGGTACCATCGATGAGGAAAAAATGGCAGGAGTAATAAAATCATGGAAACAAAACTTCGAGTCTACTATGCAACAATTAAATTCTCATTTAGCTGACATAGCAACTGGTTTTAAAACATTAAAGGCAGCAGGAGATTATAGTTCAGCTGAAACTGATAAAATTATAGCAGATTTAAATAGAATGTACGGGGCAGCTGGGGTACAAGGAGGAGGCGCAGGTTCTGCTCAGAATGGTCCTTTTGTAGCTAATCACATGCTAAACGTATGGAACTTAGCGTTTCAAGAATACGTCGCCGGAGGATATGACGAAATGCCTTCATTTTTAGAACAACAACCTCTTGGAGATACAGGGTGGTGGGTAGCTATTTTAGGTACACCTATTATTACTCCAAATGGAGATATTGGGTTTGACTGGTCTGCATCGTTTCATGACAGTGGACAAGCTGGAGTTGCTTCTGATGGTGTTATTGTAGCTGAATATGCAGCAACAACAGCTCATGGGGGAAATTTATCAGCTCAAGAATTTTACGACTTAACACGTTCTATGGCTTTAGATGAATGGGTTAAATCAGAAGCAAGGATGGGAGCTCATGAACTATGGGTACATGGAATGGTTGACCAGATAACACAACCCGAATTAAATATAGAACTAATACCACCAGCAGAGAAAAAAGGATTTGTAGGTCCTATCACTCAAATAGCTGGTGCAGATATAGCTAAATCACTATTGGAACAAATTAAATTACAAGCGAAAGACCCTTCTTATACTGGGCCCCACGCTGACTTATTTAATAAGATGTTAGAAGTAGCTAACAATGCTACTAAAGCATGGAAATTAAGCGCTGGTGTTCAAGGTGGAGAACTCTTTGGAGAAATATTAAATGATTATTCTACTGGAGGTATTTGGCCTGACGATGATAGAACATGGAATGATGGAGATGGTAGGAGTGGTAAAGATTTAGGTGTTTCTCCCTTTTTATTAGGAACTAAAGAATATGTAAAGCTATTTGGAGCAGCTAAACCTCAGTATAATATAACACTTAATCCTGCAAAAGCAGCTCAAGTTCGTGAAGGAGTTGATAGAAGGGGGATGAAGATTGACCAAGCAGGATACAAACGCGACCAGAAAGGTGAACCTAAATGGCGGTCATTAAAAAGACCTGTTATGAAATTAGGTAAACGTGGTAAATCTTTAAGAACTCAATATGGAAAAAAAGGTGAATTTTCCAGTAAATACAATTCATGGCTTAGAAGTCAGGGTTAATCAAGCATAACCTTTATATACTGTGACTTCTTATAAAAAAGTAATGAAGTGTAGCGTGTCTAGACAACAATAGAAAAAGGAGAAAATAAAAATGGTATATTTCCTAGGAAGAGACGTAGATGTATACATCTTTGCAGAAACACAAGAGACCAATGCTAATGCCACAATAGGTACTAGTGGAAGCGAGGTCGTAAATGGGGCTGCAACTTTATCACAAACATTTGCTACGGCAATGGCATCTGGCAGTTCTGCAAGTAATACCTTGGCAGATTTTGACAGACAAGCAGATATAACAGGTGTAGACGTAAGCATAGGAGCGATGGATGAGGACATCACCTATGTAGGCCAGATGGGTACTGGAACTGTAGAAATTAAAAAAGAGATGACAGTAACCCTTACACGAAAGAAATCCAATAACTGTTGGGACGTTATATATAATGGTCCTATTAATTCCAGTTATATGGAAGTCACAAGCCAAAAAGGTGGAGCAAGATTCGGTCACGGAAGCAACTCCTCTAGTATCGGCGCAGGATTACAAAATCCAAAAGATGTTAGAGCACATGGTGGTTCAGCCACACAATGTGGATATGGTTATCGTGTAGCAATAGTTATGAAATCAGGTTCAGCAACAGATGGAACCACAGAAACAATGACTTTGCCAAATTTAGTATTAAAAAATTATACAGTAACACTTAATGCAGATGGTGTTACAGAGGAATCGTTGGAACTAGCAACCAACCAAGCAGCAAGGTTCTCAATAGGAACCGAGTTCAACTACACACTCACTAACATGAGTGATTTCTGAGGTGAATTAATATGGTATACTTTCTAGGTAGAGATGTATCAGTTGCTTTGGCTACTGAAAATTCAACGATAGGGCTTACCGCAGCTGCTGATGCTTTAACAATAAGTGCAGCCGCTTCAGGTACTGCCGCAGCTTTAGGCTCTGGAAGTTCTACTTTCCCTGATGTTACAGGAGTAGACCTTTCTATTGGAGCAATGGATGAAGACATATCTTATTATGGTATGCGCTCCCAAACCAAAGCTGAAATTAAAAAGGAAACGGTTTTAACTATTACCAAAAAGAAGACAAACGACGAATGGGATACTGTCTTCAATAAAGCTCGCTTTGGAGTATCTGGAGCAAGTCAAGAATGGTATGGTTTAGAAGAACCAACAATTACTCATGGATATAGAATATATGTCCAATTAAAGAGTAGCTCAGAAGTATTTACTGTACCTAATGCATGTGTACAGTCACATACTACTACGATTAACGCAGACGGAGTTCAAGAGGAAACTATTGAATTCATGTCATACGTAACACCACGTATTGGTTCAGCTAATTATACAACTGCAACCAGTGGTGCAGCACTATAAGGGGGGACTTAGTCCCCTCCTTTTAGGAGGAAAAAATGTCTGAAAAAGAGATAAAAGAAGAAGAAAAAGAACAAGAAGTGTGGTCGATGGAGGACCTAACCGGTTTAACGGAAAAAGTATTATCCGAAAGCATTGAGTTTAGAGGAAAGATGTTAGATATTCAGTATTCTGAATTAACAGAAAACGAAGAACCAAAGATGAATAAACTCAAATTCAAAAATGAAGCAGAACAAAACGAATACTATCAAAAGATAGGAACAGAAAGAGTTCTCAAAATGATTCTTAAAGCAAACGAAAAGAGTCCAGATAATGCTACAATTACCGAAGAGAATTGGCACCAACTACCAACAACACTTAAATATACCATAGCAAATAAAGTAATCGGAATGGAGCAAGAGACAGCTGTAAATTTTCGTTGAGGATGACGGAGACACCTGAACCGGTGTTACTCTGGATTCCACTGATGAAATATTTAGGCATGTCATGGGAGGAAATAAAAAATACTCCCAATTATGAGCTGCAAGGGCTTTTACAAGCCTATAATGAATATGAAGAATTACACTGTATGGATGGCTATACAGATAAAAATGTAAGTGAGATGGCTAAAAATCAGCCTAGTATAAGACAAACATGGCATAGATATGTAGCCAAGCAAAGAAAATATAAGACAATGGTTGGAAAGCAAGAAATAGCCCAAAGTTTTGACACGTTCAAGAGTAACTCTCTTCTAGATGAAAATGCTTTACCTTCATCACAAGAGGGAACAGAACTTAGAACCCCTGTCGACGATGGTCTAGGAGGAAATGAACCCACATTAGAGAATAGAAATCTAATACCACCAACGTATGAAAAGAAGGAATTGAAAAATACAGAATATAAGACGGTAGAATAGTATGGGTTTTGCAGGTCAGGTTTTTGCTGCTCGTGTTGCAGTCGGATTAGCTGTACCTTCACAGCAATCTTTGAATAAGGCAGGAGGTCTTATTGCAGGTGCTGTCGGCGGAATCTATAGTAAAATGCGGGCTAAGAAATTAGAGGCCGCAAAACAGAACTTAGCATCAACTTCACAAGCTTTAAATGCTCAAGGTAAAGCTATTAAATCTTTTCAAGCCAAATCAGCTAAAGAATTAGAAGGTTCTTCTGCTCGAACTATTAAAAAGATACGTTCTTTAAGTAGTAGTGGAGCGATGGCTCTTGAAACAGGTGGAGCGATTGCTAAATTAAAATCTAAAATGGGTAAAGCTGCTCCCGGTCAATTTAATGCTCTATTTAAGGGTATAAAAATGACTGGTAAAGCTGCAATGTCTGAGTCACAACAGATGGCAAAGATGATGCAAAACTTTACCAAGATGACTAAAGAACAACGCTCAGCTGTAGTAGACTTTTTCAAGGATAGAGCTGAAGGTTCCAAACAAGCTGTAATAGATACTGGTAAATTAGTTAAAGCTGGTAAAGCTACTGTAGATGATTTAAAGAAAAAAGTAGCACTTCACGAAGAAAATAAACAACAGCTTAAAGAAATAAATATCTTGGAAAGAGACCACAGTAAATTAGTGGCAGCTTTAGCTAAGGAAGAATCTAAATTAAATAAAGAAGAAAAAGAATTAATAGCCCTCTATAAAAAACACGAAAAAGCAGTTAAAGACGTTAACGTAGAAACTAAGAAACAAACACAAAATATTAAGGTTCTCACTAACCAAGCAATAGACGGACTTAAAAGAGGATTTACAGACGCTTTAAAAGAAACTGTCGCAGCTATGACAGCTTTCTATTATAAACTTTCACAAAATACACAAGCTTTAGTAGAATTCGAAAGAGAGCTCTTAAATGCAAACTCAGTTTGGATGGAAACCAGAGATACATTATTTGACACTGGTGAAATGGTTACTCAATTTGGTCAACAATTTGGATTGGAGATGCAAAATGGTGCCACTGGTCTTTATCAACTTGCATCGGCAGGTTTAACCGCTGATGAGGCAATGACAGTGTTACCAGAAACTTTAAAATTATCTATGGCTGTGCAAGGTGACCATAATACTATTTCTAAATTAACCACACAGACTATCAAAGGTTTCGGATTAGAGATGAATGAAGCATCACAAGTGACAGATAAATTTGCACATGCTATTCAGAAGTCTTTAATAGAGTATGAAGATTTATCAAGCGCTGTTAAGTTTGCTCTACCTTTCTTTACCGCTACAGGGCAATCTATAGACCAACTGTTAGGTGCTTTACAGGTCTTGACTAATAGAGCTTTAGAGGCTGGTATTGCAGGTCGTGGTTTAAGACAGGCTTTAGCAGAATTTGCAGAAAAAGCAGAGGATAATACAGCTGCTTTTAAGAAAATGGGTATCAACATTAAAGATGCCGCAGGGGAAATGCTACCCCTTACAGAAATAGCAATGAGATTTAAAGAAGCTGTAGGTGATGAAGTAGCTAACAATACAGAATTACTTACAACATTAATTGATGATTTGAATGTGCGTGGTGCTACTGCGTTTATTCACTTAGTACAAAACGCTGAAGAGTTTGATAAAGCAGTTCGTGATACAGCAGAATCTGGTGGAGAATTGGACGAAATGGTTAGAATTCAAAATGAATCAATTCAGGCACAAACACAGATTCTGAAGAATAATATAGCAGCAGTTTTCTTTATGAGAGACGCAAATTATGAAGGAACTCAGTATATGAACGCTTTTCATCAAGCCTTAGTAGATGGAGTACAAACACTTAAAGATTTACTCGTGGCAGAAACTGAAGCAGGGTATGAATTAACTGCATTTGGTCAAAATATACAAGATATAGCTGTTAATGGTGTTGGTCTTATGGTCGATTTATTACAAAAAACAGTTGTTGTTTTAAGGAGATTTTCAGAAGAAGGTTCTTTTGGTATTAGTATATTACAAATGTATGCTATACCATTAAAGGTAGTAGTAGGATTATTAGAAAAAATGCCTACTGATTTACTTAAGGTAGTAGTAGCATATCATATTCTAAATAAAGTTCTTCAATTTGGAAATATACAATTAGGTATATCTAATGCATATAATGCTATACGAATTATGTTACAAAGTACTTATTATGCTGGATTCCTACAGGAAACACGGTTACAAGAAATGTCAACACTACAATTAATAAGACACAATTATTTCTTATTTATGTCGAATTACATTAGAAAGGGTAATACAATATCCACATGGGAAGGAGTTAAAGCTAAATTAGCATCTGCTGCGGCTACTGTAAAAGAATGGATGGCAGACATGGCACTGACGATAGCTAAATATGCCTTATATGCAGCAATGATATTATTCCCTCCATTATATTTAGTAGTGATAGCAGTCAAAAAAGTTTATACTGCATGGACTAACGCTGAGAGTGTTGCAGATTTCCTATCTGCTGGAGCAACTTGGGCAAACAATGCTGCTAAAGGTGCTTTAAGAATAGGCATGATGTTATTACTTCCATTATATCCACTAGTAATACTTGCCAAAAAGATTTATACTGCATGGACAAACGCTGAAACTATTTCAGAATTCTTATCTGCGGGAGCAACAGGACTTCTTACTGCTGCTAAATGGGCTTTACTCACTCCTCTAGGTTTCCTTGCAACTGCGTTAATGGGACTTGTAGGAAGTATATCCCTAACTGCGATAGGAACAGCTCTCTGGACAGGAGCAACATATCTGTTAACGGGAGCAATGTGGGCTTTGACAGCAGTTCCTATTGTTCTGTTAATAGTAGCTATAGGTTTAGCCATAGTAGGAGTAATATATGGAATCTATACTCTTAACAAAGAGTTAGGAGTTACTACATGGATAATGAATGGTTTAGGAGATGCATGGGCATCAATAGCCGATACTGTTAAAGCTGCTTGGGAAGACACCATTTTCCCAGTTGTACATAGATTAGGAATGGAATTTTACGCTTTAGGAGGTATTTTCATATGGTTAGGTGGACAAATTTGGGAGGCTCTTGGTGGTGTATGGGAAACAATATCTGAAAATAAATGGTTCAAAGCAGTAGTAGAGGCATTCGGAAACCTTCGAGATTGGATAAAAGAGGCCGCAGACTTCGCTTATCAGTTGGCTGAACAAGGCTGGGAATCTCTTGTCGCGGGTATACAAAGTATTGTAGATGTAATCCTACAAGTCTACGAAGGGTTAAAGGATGTTGCAGAATTTGGTCAGGCAAGCCAAGAAAGGAAGGATGAAGACAGATGGGGTTATGGTTATGGTCCTAAAAAAGGATTCATGACCGATGATGAAGGTCTTTCCGGTCTAATTTTCGGTGCTAATGGGATGTATGTTAAAGGAATGGCTCAAGGTGGATTCTCAGGACGGGATTTACCATATGTGGTAGGAGAAAAGGGCCCTGAATTATTTATGCCTAACACTAGTGGTAAGATAATTTCTAACAAAGCTTTAAATACTGGCGACCGCGTAAGAAGTATGTTGAAAAATTGGCAAGACCGTGCTCAAGCCAAAACAGCAGGAGAGAAAACGATGGTAGTGGAAACATTAACAGTAGGAAAATTAAAATCCAAGAGCAGTACAATAGGTATTAATCCCTTTAGAACCGGGAGGGTAACAATTTAGATATGTTAGTTAAAAACAATATGAATTATAGGAAGAATTTTATTTCTACCAGTGGTGCGTTAAAACTAAGCGCCTTATTTAAAGATTTACCACAATCTGGTACTACAACTTGGGATTTTTCAGGAGGACCCAAAGCTAATCGTTATGTAGTTTCTGGAAATGTACCTTCTAATCCAAATTATGGAGGAGGTAAACTAGAAAATATATATCTAGGGGGAGTAGTAAGTGGTTCAGATGTTTCTGAATCTTCACAAATCCCTCAATTAACTGCTTATAAAATAAAAGATGGAATATTAACAAAGGAAGGAACTGGCTCACAATTAAGTACAGCTGGTGCTGGAGGAGATTCTTTAACTATCATTACAAAACACATGGACAGTAGTTTACCTTGGTTTTCTGAAACTTTTAATGGAGCAGAAAAAACTATAGGAGATGTTACAATTATTGGAGCCCCCGGTGGAGGCGCATTATTAGGTGAAAACGCTTATGTAGATGCTGACCAAGCTGCTAATAAAATATATTTAGGCGGTACTTTCTCTTTCTTTCACGTCGGAGAAGATATGGAAGGTGGTACTGGTGAATTCCTTCAGACTTATTTCGGTAGAACCGAAGGCGGAGGAATGGGTGCAGTTAAAGAACGAAAAATATACATTAAACCACAGCGCAGAAATAAACCAGAAGGACTGTGGACCACACGTTATGACAATAGAACAGGTTTAAATAAATATACTGTTTTTAAACCAATATGGAAATTTAAAGACTTAAAGAGTTTAATATATTTTGAGAAAAAAGAAAAACCTCCAGCAGGAGAAGACGCAGCACCTCAACCTGTCAATAAAGGAAATACAATATTTAATGTTCAAGCTATAGCAACACCTTCAATATCCAATGCATGGGAAGGTAACCCTGATGGAACAGGATGGTGTCAAAGCTGGTTAGAATTGGATACTAGTAACTATGCTACAGGTGGTCAGTCTTTACGTATGGCTCATATGTGGGATAATTCTAGTGGCGTAGCCGAAACAAATTCAGTTTATGGTGCGTCTGGGCAATTAAATCCACAATTTACTATGGTTACTACAGATTTAGGTCCTTATCCTGTCCCTATGGACATGGGAGGAGCCTCTTTAACTAGTGGGATGGTTGACATTGATGGTCGTCCTAATATTACTGCTGCACAAGTAGATATAAAATTTAAGATTACAAAAATGGGTTCAGCCATTCAAATCAGTGGAGGAACTACTGCATTTACGGCAATAGATGCCAGTGTGAGCGACTCCACAAATCAAGGAGTATTAAATGGTTTAACAGAAAGTGGTTCAACAAGCGTTACCCTCGATTCAGGTCACGGATTTGCGAATGCGGCAGGCGTAGGAATATGTAATGGTATGGTATTTCGATGGACCGGAGTATCAACCAATACATTAACGGGTGTAACAGGATGGGATAAAAGTCAACCAGACAATTCACCTGTATTAGATATGTCTAGGGATACTTCAACTGACTCAACGACAGCAATGAGAGGACTATATATTGCACCTGATGATGCAACATATAAAGGCACAACTTTATTACGTTCTTTTGTTGTTACATGGTCTAATGCTCCTCCCGAACAAGGAGATAATTTAGATTCTTTCTTATTCCGCACACTCATGGGGGCAAAAACAAAAGAGCTCGCTGGGGCTGCTGGTGGTGCAGCACCAACCTATTATAATAAAGCAGGAATTGTAGGTGGTTTTGCAGTCGTAGCTGATAATTCAAGATTAGAGAGCTCTGACAATGATAATAAAGCTGCTTTAGTATGTACCCCATTAATTACTGACCAATCTTGGTATATATATGGTCAAAAAGCTGGTTCCACTACTTCAGTTCTTGGGTCTTCTACAGCCAGAGAATATTACACTTACAATGGACTGCATTTCCTTGTATCTGGTGGCTCTGCTGATACTGGATATGGTATGAATCGAACAACAATAATGCCTTATAAATTAGACCCCGGTGAAAATTCTTCTTATACGAGAAATCAAGACAGGATTTCAGGTACCGTAAACCATAATATTGAAACAGCTGATAACGAACCATGTGTACGATTAGATTATGATGAATGGATTAATATTAAAACAGTGTTTCAACCATATCCACGAAAAAGTATGGTAGGTTATGATGTTACTCAAGCACCATTTAAATCTAACCAATTCAGACAGAACACACAGGCCGGTGTAAATGATGATGGGGATATTGCTGGTCCACAAGCTAGGTGTTATGTTACAGCAGGTGTCACACAACCTACAGGTACTACCAATGTTAATTCAACACTAACAGGTACTACTAATGCAGGAGCAGACCCAGATGCTCGTCCACCATCGTTTAACCTAGATTTCTCTACTTCTCCAATTCGTGGAGGGACAGCAATGGCCTCGGCAAGGACGGCGACGGAAACTAGTGAATTCGGTAAAGTTTATGAATCTGGTAGTGCAATAGATTTGGACCACAGTTACTTTACCACTACATGGCCTCGTTATATGACAGTATGGTTACAAAATTTCAGATATATAGACACTGGAGGTACAGATGATAAGAAGTTCGGTACAAATAATGCCGGAAATTCTATTTTAACAGGTGAATGGCCTGCTACAGGTGGAGCACGAGAAGCCGAAGCATTTGTAGACAGTATAACCTTAACAGGATTTAATGGTCAAATATATAATTCATCTGCTGGAGCTGGAGCTTTAACTAAACAAATATCTTTACGTAATTACCCCCAATATCAATACTTAGCATTAGCATCGCATACCGACAACGCCACAGATAGTGCATGGTATAATGAATATCCAGATGCTTCTGGTGAATATTTACCTAATGCAGTATGTCCTACATACTTGGCTATTGGTTTTGAAAGTGGAACTACAGATATGTATGCTAATGGAGATGATTTTGATTCATGGTGGTTATGGAATGGTTTTAATTATGGCGGTTCATTTAGTGAGTTGACTCAACAAATAGGTTCAGGAGTGAGTAAAGCTACTACAAACATGTGGTATAGTACTCTCTCAGGTAATCACGCAAATAACACTGTTTATGATTCAGATTATACTAATAATATAGCTTGGATGTTTGCTGGAGATTCTCATACAGCAGCTACTACAGGGGCCGAACCAAGATTAACTGCCCTTACTTCTCAACTTGATATTGATTCAGCTACAGGTTCAGCAGCAGCTCCGGGCGGTATAGCTTGGGGTACAGGTTCTTCTGATGGAAGTGCTTGGTTTAGTAATGATGGTTTGACTCAAAAAGGATTTACATTCTTTAAAGCTTTATCAGGAACTACTTCTGGTACGGCAGGAACCAATACAGGTATGATAGACCAAGCAGGAAACAGTAATTGGGAGAAAATACCTAACTTAATAGCTTCGGCTAGAGTAATAGGTATACCTAATTTCGATATAGACTCTGAATTTTATGGAGAAAATGGTAAATGTATTATAGTCGACGAACCCGAACTTTTTGATGAAGCTACTGTAGGAACTTCTACATATGTAATATATATGGGAAATGAAAATAACCATCTTACTGACGCTGAATGGAAATCAGCTAATGCAGAGTTAGGAACAGGGGTTACTTCATCTTTAGTAGGTAAATCTATGGACCTTAAACAGAGTAGAAGACGTGAAGGAGATATGATTTTCTTTGACCAAGATGTAAGCGCTATAGCTAATAACACCTACCTTCCATTTTTATGGGTAGGACCAAGAAAATATTGGATAAACATGGAAATTTGGCCCGGTCAGTGTAAGACAGTAGACACTACTGTTGTTCGTGGAGCAACTGGTGGTGGTTCTTCAAAACTATATAGAAGACTCGCTAATGTAGGTTATGCATGGGCTTATGGTGGTAATGCTGAAAATAAAGTTTACGATAATATTTGTTTAATGAGTGGTAATAAAACTGGTTTCTCTTTTGGTAGTGGTTCAACTTACAATGAATGGAACTATGGATATAACGCTTCCGATGCAGGTACTGCTGGTAAAGCAGCTCTTTATAGAAATACTTGGAATTTAGACGTAGGAGATATTACTTCTAGTAGTTTAGATTTAACCACAGACTTTGGATATGGAAATTATAATGCCGAAAAGGATGAAGGAGGACAAGTAGATATCAAGAGTGGTTATACTGATAGACCTATATATTTAGATTTTAGTAAAGCCGTAAAATCAGGCATAAGACCAGATGAACCCTTTATGTCAACATTACAATTAAATAAACCTACAGCAAATCAAACTATTGAGATGTTCGGTAATGATTATACACGTACTATGACTACAGGTAATGTAGCCGCAGCAGAAGATAGAAAACCTTATTATATATTTGGTTATCATGACGCATTACCTAAAGTTTCGAATTTCCAAGTTAATCCCACAATAAATGTAATTGAAGGAGATGTTAACCTCTACGATTTGACTACAGAAAATCTCAATTCGGTGAGATTTACTTGGGACGAAGAGGGTGATGACATATGGTATAGACTTTTAATGGTAGATAATAATCCTATCGAAAATAAATATACTAACTGTCTCTGCTGGATACCTTTTAATGATTTACCTAACTTAGGTAATGGTTATGACCCATTAGTAGGTATAGAAGATGGGTATGGAGCATCAAGTATAGCTCTCTATAAACCTTCAGCAAATGGTACTGCTGACCCTTCTTCAACATTAGCTGACCCTTATGGACTTGCTTCAGCAAGTTATTCACGACAACGTATAGAAGGATTTAATGGTTATGGATTTTATTCAACCAATACAACAGGCTCTGATACAACCAAACTTTCAGGATTCCCTATTGCACATGCAACAAATGGTTTAATGAACGATTCTCAAAAAGAATACACTTTAATGATACATTTAAAACCAGCAGCTTCAGGTGCAGTGTTCTTTAAAGGTAACACAACTACTGGATTAAATATAGGACTTAACAGTGCAGGTAAAATAGTAGTATCAGGGCAAGATGCCACTATGACAGGCACTTCTGCCAATCCTTTAGATGGTGAAACACCTCTAGCAGTCATGGTTACCTATAAATCTGGTTCAACAATGCCTATGACATTACACATTAATGGAAAACTAGAAGATTATATTACTGAAGGTAGTGCTATGAGAGATTTCGGTTCTACAGACGCTGCCTATATAGGTACATCAACTGCAACTAATTCTGCTAACGATAACATAACAGGATACATAGAAGAATTTTGTGTATGGAATAAAAGATTATACTGTCCAGAAATGCCCGGTGAATATATTTTTAATACTAAAGAATTAACAGAATATGATGCTTCAACTACTGGTGGTGGTGAAAAACCAACCTACCCTCACAACGCTAGATTATTTGTAATGGATTATACTAACATTCGAGGAACTTCTAGAGATACATTAGCAAGTTCTAGTAATGTTTCATGGAGGACAACTATAGCATGATGGAGGTTGTATGGCTTTAGGATTAGTATGGACGGGAGGTCTTACAGCCAATACTGCTAATGTTTTCACAGAACTAACAGGAACTTTAAATTTTACAGATGATGATGTAAGGGCAGTTTATATTGATTGGGGAGATGGACAAGACCCCGCTGGAAGTTTTTCACGAGATAAAAGATATGCTAATTACCAATGGATTGAGACTACAGAAGCTACTGGGTCTCTTCAAGCTAAACATACTTACACAGCTACAGGCACTTTTCAACCTATAGTTCAAACCATTAATTCAAGAGGATTCGCCTCTAACTATTATGGTGCTGGGGCAGCGGGAGGTGCACCAAGTCCTTTTAATACTCGTGCTGAAATCAATGAGATGGCCGTTAGTGATGGTCAAGCGACAGGAGTGTTAAAGGTAGAAAATAAATCTGTTTATTCAGGTATAGATAACTCTATCTTTGAGAAAGAAGGACCTAAAGATATAAAGATGGTTATTGCTCCTTTCTTAAGTTCAGGCAACCTAGCTGTAATTAAACATGTAAATCTAGAAATAACAGCTGAAGTAGATACTACAATGGTTAATGCTACTGATTCAACTACAGTAGTTGGTGCTGGTAAAAAGGTAGAAGTTATTACTAAAACTCTTAGCGGTTCTAGTTTTTCTACAGCTTCTGGTTTGGAAGATATAGATGTAACCGCAGGACAGGTTAGTAGAATATTAAAAGTAGTTTATAAAAATCCAAAACTCACTATAGAAAATAATTCCGGAGGAATAAACTCTGGTTCAACTTATGACGATTATGATAAAAATTATGTTTTTAACTTTTTAAAGATATTCATTGTAGTAGCTGGTAAGGATGGCAATTATTACCCTATTACATATGTAACAGCTGGGTCTCCTATTAAATCATCAGATGACCCTAGGCGCTATTTAACAATGGACTTTAGCCAAAGTAGAGCAAAAGCTTCCAACGTAGCTCTAAAAAACTATAGATATGATGTAGGAAAAGCTTGGTTTAACCCTGCTTATCAGTGGAATGTTACTAGTGGTTCATCGAGCAGTGATGAATATCTCTTCTTTAATAATGATACTAGTGGCTCTCAGGAAGTGCGAAATGTAGCTTATACTTATGGTATGATAAGACCTGATGGACTTAATGGGTCAGGAACTATAGGTGGAGCAAGTACACCTTCTGTAGCTTTTACAACTGATAGTGATGCTCATTGGTACGTAACGGACCAAAAGTATAGAGAAGACCAGTTCACTATTGATGAATTTGGTAGATTCACTGACCAATACCATTTAACTAGAATGTCAGCAGAACCTTCTGGTGCGACTTACCCTGCTGCAACTAGCGCAGCTAACACTGCAAGTTCTATCAATAATAATAAACCCTATGTCTTTTGGATGCAACCAGCTTATGACTGGGCTAGTGAAAGAACAATTTGTAATATAGATAATAACACTTCAGTTATATCTAAGAATTATACAGAAGAAGCTTTCCGTAATGGTTCAGGAACTATGGTTAGTGTTAGTGGTATGAATGAAGCAGATTATGAATATAACGATGAATCTACTGATAGGACAAATGACCCCTTACAATATTTCCTTCTACTATTCCCTAGCAAAACTAATAAAGTATTTTTTAATTTAAATAATTATGCTAATGGGTTAATCAACGCTAATCTTTCAGGTACTTCATTCACTACCCCATGGAAAATAGCAAGTGTTTCCTACTTATCATTAGAAAAATCAGGAACAAAACACCAAGAAGCTATGTGGAAGAATGTACCCTTTGAAGATACCACTAAAGTTTCTTTATCTTACAAAGACACTACAAATGAAAAGATAATAGACCAAAGTAATTCTTTATCTCAGTCAGGGTTTTTAAATTTTGACATGCCCTTAGACTGGGACGCATGTAGTCTTAAAACTCTTTATGGTGGTGTAACCCCCGGTTCAGCGTACAGTGTAGCAGGAGCCGATGATATAACACTTACAGGTACTTGTGGAACATCTGCTAGTGTAACTGGATATGGTTCTCAAAACCCAGTGACTATTAGTAATCCTGCTGCTATAGAAGATTATCTTACAGACAATGATATAGGTGCTTTTAGGTATGGATTTATTATCAACACAGGTACAGGAGCACAAAGGTTTTATTGGGTAGCTAGTGGGGCCAGTGATGGCTACAAAGCTTCCTCTAATATTTTAAATTTACACTTTGGTGATTCTACCACAGCAACTCAACCCGCAGGAACTATTACTGGTTCTCTTAGAAGAATCAATGTTTATGATATAGTAGATGGATTTAGTAAAGTATTTAATGGAACTTCTACATCTAGTCTTGTTCCAGTAGGAGCTGGAGCGGCTTTTGCTAATGAGTTTATATTTAACAGCACAGGAGGTTCTACTGTAGAAACAGATTTATTTGACGCATGGGGCACGTCTGACCTATTTGCTTTAAAAGTAGCTGTAAGTGGAACTGCTGCTGCCGCTGATGCATTCCCTGAAATTTGGAATATATTTGATGGTAATCAAGTTTATGAAGATGTTGTAACCGAAGTTGACGATTCAGCATTTAATTTAAATTCTTTACCAATTATCAGTGATATAGGAATATCCAGAGCTGGTGCTTATTATCAAGCTATAACTCGAAAGGGTAAAACAATAATAGCTCGAACTGGTGATGTAATGGGAAGTATAGGTTTTTCAAGTGTAGCTTTGGGTGATGGAGAAAGGCTTAACGCCGATGGTACTTCCAGAGCCTTTAGTGATACATGGCAAGTACCTACAGGATATTCTTTTGCAGGAGATAATTTGTATGCTCATCTACATACTGTAAGAAAACTACAAGCTGAAAATGTCCCTGTTTATTGGGACCAACAACAGAAAGATGGTACCTTCATTCGCTTCTGGGGAGTAATAACAGAAGTAGCAGAAAACTTTGGAGTAGGAGGTGCTACAGGTGTTGTAGGATATGATGCCGCTATGACTATAACTGAGGTAGCCTTGATTGATGCTAACAGTAATCTTATGACTGACATCTTCCCACTAGGAGGAGTACAAGATGAAAAAGATTTCACCTAAGATATCTATTGATGGTAAAGATGTAGAATATCTCGAAGGAAGTTATACATATGCTGGTGGTGGAACAGCTGCTGAATTAACATTCTCAATGCCTTTACAATATGGTGGAAATAAAAAGTTATGGAATAAAGAAGTCCTTTTATATTTAGATGAAGCGGATAGTACCCCTATCTTTAGAGGTTGGATAAGAAGAGCACAACCTACACTTAATGATATAGATATATTAGCTATGGATGCTTTAGGTTATACTGTTAAAGGAGGAGAATCTACAAAGTCTTCAATAGTTTTGACTAGACAAGATAACTTAGATGGTTATACTAGTGGAGCAGCTATAGTAGAAGCTATTAAAAGAGCTAAGTTAGATACAAAATTAAAAACAGATTTTATTAGGAATACTACTCCTAGTATTTCTGCAAGTAGGTTTAATTTTAGAGGAAGAGTTACACTACAAGATATTATTCAAACAATGGTTTACAATTCGGTAGACGAGAGTGGAACTTTACCACATCCTAATCTATATAAATTAGTAGATGATGGTAGTAATTCTCAGTTAGTGATAGAACCTGAAGCAGATGTTGATACTGCCCAAATATCACATATATTCACAGAAGAAAGTAATATTGTAAGCTTAAGTATTAACGAAAAGAAAATTCCTACAATAATTTTAGTCAAAGGAAAGGATGGTGTTGAAGGAACATTTACTCATGACAGTGCTATCACTGCTTTGGATAGTAGTTATATGGAAGTAGATAACAACCAACTAACATCACCAGCTGAGTGTAAAGACTTTGGTCGTAAACTTTTTGAAGCCAATTTAAAAAATCAATATGAATATGCTTTAGAAGTTACTGAAGGTTCATACTTAGCAGAGAATGAAGTAATTAGAGTAGAAACTAATGATAGAGATTTCTCTGGTAACTATAGAGTTGTAGGAAAGAGTATATCTTTCTCTCCTGCTTCTTTTAGTGTAGGTATCACAATCAATAAGAAACCACCAACATTGGCTGAATATATAGCTGATAGTGATAATTAATTATTTCTTTGAGAGTTTACCATTTCTTTTACGATAAGCTTTCTCTCCCTTTTTAATCCTACGTTTCTTACGTTTCTTTGTAGGAACTCCATTCTTATTCCTTTTTACCATAATTAACCTTTAGGATAAGCAGCGTCATTAATTTGTGGTTCACCTGAACCTGATACATTATTTAATCTGTTTGTACCCCAAGCATTACCAGCTTGACCCATGCCTCCGCTTGATTCTCCATTTGCAGGGTATAAAGTTCTATATGTTACAGTTCCAGCAGGTTGCCATTGTCCATCACCATCTGGTCCATCGTTAGGACCTAGATATACTGGGTGGTCAATTCTACCTTCTCCGTTACCACCTGCGTTAAGGCCCATCTTACGGCCATATCCTGTTATGTCTGTAGCGTCGCTCCATCCCATGTTTAAATCTCACACTTGTCGCCGACACAAGCATACTCAGCTTTTCCCTGAGTATTGTCATTTATCTCGTAGTCAGACAACAACTTATAATTAACTACGGGGAGCTTCTTTATAAGCCTTTCGTAAGTTCTGTGGTCAATTTCCTCATAAGGAGCGAGTTCATAATGTCCCCCATCATAAGGTAAAAAAGAGACACCGTTAATAATATCCCAGTTTTGATACACCCAATTACCAACCTCAAACCACTCATCATCTCTGACATACACAGTCATACTCGCATTGTGTTCACACCAGTTATGTTGAAGGTTTTTATAATGTTTTAATTGGTCTAAAGCAGTAACATCTTTACGTGTTATACAACCCTCAGGTGATTTAACTGGGAATTCTAAGACCCATGTAGATGCATTCTTTTTATCTTGTCCTACTTCTGGATTAGCTTTTATACCACTATCTTTCATTAACTGGAATAGAGGGTCATTACTTGATATTCTATATCTTCTAATATAATACTCTGAATAGCGAGGATGGACACCTGACGCAGAATCTACAAGCTGTGAAACTGTGCCTGAGGGTTTAACACAAGTGGTCGCTGCTGGCATTTTAGTACCGAGTATTCCTGATGCTTTACGAGAAATGCGCAAAACACGGCTTTTAAGGGCCTTTAAAGCCTCCGAAGTCAATGCCGAGGGGTTATCCATCTGACCGGTTAAACTGACGCCTAAAAGCGCTTCTACGTCACAATTCTTTTTCCATGTTTCTCGGAGGTAGGGAAAGTATGTGAATGAGCTCTGTATAACACCGAGCCATGTAGCAGTCTCTACCTTATCTAAAAGGGTGTCTAAATCGTCCTCAGCTCTAACTACCACTTCACTTAAATTACAGAACTCCATATCCCTAAGCATTATTTCGCCACAAGGATTAGTGCCCTCGATTAATGGAGCATATCTGCGTGATGGAGCTTTCTTCTTTGCTGCATCTAGATTAAATATACCTCTTTCACCTGTGCCTGATAGAGCTAATGCTGCCCATTCTTTAAGGAACTCACCAGCTGATGGTTTCTCTCTGTATATAGCACTGTTGTTTGCCATAGCTCTTTTGATAGGATAGGGCCAATCTTTTGCGTGACGCATTTCTTTATCATTTAAATCACTTAAAGATATTTGTGAACTACGTCTAACACCACCCACTACTACTATCTCTGCTATTTGGTTACATATGTCATGAGCTTCTAAGGTAGTAAGTTTCCTACCCTGAGCATTGTGCATAGTCTCACGTATAAAATCATGTAACTTAATTAAAGGAGCTGGTCCTGATGCACGTCCTCCCATTGTGCGTAGGCGAGCCCCCTCCAATCTAATTTGAGAATAATCAAAATAAATGTTCTGACCATCATATAGATGGTTCATTAACATCTTTACTGAATCTGCCCATCCTGCCTTTGAATCAAAGATAGGAATCTTATCTAGTCCTCTACCTGATTTAATGGTAGGAATCTCTGGTAGTTTATCTACTTCTTCTTTTTCTATAGAGAAACCAAATCCAGTTCCACACATCAGGATATACAAACATTCTGCGAATGCTTCAACACAATTTATTTTAGCAAAGGAGCAGTTATAAATACATGTGTTATCAAACTTAGCAGCTGGACCTGCTGCCCATAAAAATCTCATAGAGGGCATTACTGCGAACTCTGTCATATACTTCCTGATTTTATTTATGGTTTTATCAGGTATGTCTGGCCTTTCTGAAATTATAAAACTTAAAAATCTCTCAATAGTTTCAGGCCATTCTTCTCTTCTTTTCTCTTCATCCAACCAACGTGAATACGTTCTTTTATATATAAATTCTGCTACTTCGTTTTTAAACATTTATACCACTCCTTTTGCGGTTCATTACTATAGTTTACGCTACTATAAAAGCCTTTTTCTAAATTTTATAATCAGTTAAAATTCTTTTGCCGCAAGTGCAAGGCTCATCCTCCTTGCACTCGCAACGACTATTAGTAGTTAGAATACTCATTCTACTAAAACATCAGCGAACGGACCAATAGAGTTTTCCTCGTATTCTGCACGTGGAACTTCTTTATTGTATCGTTTCTGTGTTACTGGGTCATATCTCTTAACGAGGACCATTGCTACAGGCTCAGCCTTTTTAGCTTCTTTTTTTGTTTCTTTTTTTGCTGCCATAATTCACCTACTTAGGAATTACCCTACCATCGGAATATCGAAGAACAACCGTACCATCAGGTCTTAGGTCTTCAACGAAAGTCTCTTTGACTTCTTCTTTCTTTTCGACTGGTGCTTTTGCGTCAGCTTTTTTATCTGCTTTTTTATCTGCCATGATTAATCACTTTTCCCGCTACGTCTAGCTTGTTTTTTCTTTCTACGTTTGTTTGTACTTTTTTCAGGGAGATTACTCTTCGGAGTCTCCTTCTCCCATTGCTTCGCCATCTCCGGCTTGTTCTTGTACATCCAACGTCTCTGCGCTTTGCTCTTGAACGGCATTGTTATCTTCCTCTTCTGGACTATAGTTTTCCTTGATAAAGAACTGCCAGTCTTTGACCATATCTTCTTTCTCCAAGAACTGTTGTAAAATCTGTTGATTTTGTTCCAGTGCTCCTCGGAGTTCGTTAATGTGGCCATCTGCACCTTGCAGTCTTTCACCCAACTGTCTGGTCTGACTAACTAGGAAGTTCATATTATCCATAGTTTGTGTTGGACCAGCACCTTTTTCAAACTCTTTTATCCATTGCTCTACTTCGTTCAAACGCTTATCTACTCTTTTTAATGTTGCCATTATTCATTTCTCCTTTATTAAGCACACCCACATTTTTCAGTGCATATACCTAACTGTATTAACTTATCCCTCGAATACCTATTTAAAGCTTTCGACCTAATGAGGTCAATTTGGCGTCCTGCGACGTTTGGGTCATCAGTATACCAACCCCAGTCTCCTGCGGGCTCATTATAGATACTGTTAAAGATAAAGTAAATGTCTCTATTGTTGTATCCAGCTGTTACCAGCTCTGTTGCTATTATATTGTTCTGTTCATGAGAGCTATGTCCACGCTCTATATTAAGCTCTATTAACTCCATTACGCATCTCCTTACTGGCTTAATATAATCACTGCTTATATCAGAGCCTATCTTAATAGAGCCTGATGCTTTCTCTATTTCATTTAATAAATAATCTATACTATTAGATACAGTATGTTTAACTTCTAACATATCACACACAAATTCTACAAAGTTTCTTTGTGCCTTTTTACTCTTTTCTGGAGGTATTGTGAAGTTACTCTCTATAGCCATACCATATAACTGTTCGATATCTAATTTCATTATATCATGAACTGGGAACTGTGTACACCAAACTCCAGTAGGTTCCCCTGTAATCTTAGATATATAAGGTGTATTAACTATACGTCTCATACAAGACACACTATTATTAACACATATCTCATCTAGTGTAGATAACTTATATTTCTTTTTTAAGTGTAAAAGATATTCTTTAATTGCTTTACGTTTAAGGTGATTAGGTAAATCTACATAAGTCCAGAAATCTATATTCATCTGAAACCCCTTACCCCCTGTTAAATATATACGTGGAGTTATTCCCAAAGGTTTACAAAATCTTCTTATAAATTTCCTAACATCCATAAGACATTTTTTAACGTCTTTATTATGGTCAAAGTCAAACCATATGGTATTAAGGACAGCCGACTCATAGTTTGTTTTTCCATCATCCTTTTCTTCACTGAAGACATACACACTCGAATAGCAGTTTTTCTTTCCGCTAAACTTCTTTATCTTTTCTTCGATGTCTTCGACTGTTTTACACTTGGCGATTCTTGCTGGGATTCCGAATTCTCTAAAATACATAGTTCTTCTCTTGGGTCTATTATACCTTCTCCTATTTTCTCTAATACTTCTATCTTTGTACACCAATCTCTTGGTATTGCTAAGATGTCTATTCCATCAGTATCAGACCAATGCTGACACAGTATTAAAGCTTTTCGGTCTTTGACTATCAGTTCCCCTATAGTCTCACATACTGCTAGATGTTTTTCTGGGTTTGCCCCATTAATAGCGTGTATTTTTATTTGTTGGGCGGCGTCATTCCATGTGACTTTTACTAGAGGGCCAACTCCTCCTATTCCTTTTGCGTGGTTATCCATTCTTTCCATTCCTCAAATAACATTGCTATTATATCATTATCTCCTATAGATTTATGATACTTAGCATTTGGTGGTGTTTCATCTACATATATAGGTCTCTTAGGTTTATCAAATAATAACCTATCATAAGGGACCTGCTGTAGTTCCAACCACTGTTCTGTTATAAACTTCACTTCCAATGTATTAGGGCGTTCACACCATATAGTGATATGATGTCCTTTACCCTTTATATATTGCATAAATTCGATTACATTCATTAAAGGTTGTGAATGTTTCCACAACATTTTATCTTCAGGTTTACAAATGACTCCATCTAACCCGAATACTAAATGCATTCTTTCTCCCATTGTTCAGCCAATTTAATCCATCTCTGACCAACTGGCTCCCAATCGTATTCCTTAAGAGCTTTTGCTCTTGCGGCCTTACCCATCTTTAATTTCTTCTCTGGGTTATGATATAAATAATCTAAACCATCTGCTATAGCTACAGCAGAACATATCGCTCTTTGAGGAGCAGCTCTAGCAGGAGTATCCCACCACATATCTTTGTAGGGTAATAGTATTCCTGCTTCACAGATATCTTCTTCAATTAACTTATCTCTACCATTTTCTTTTTCATTACCTTTAGGTTCTCCACCTAATGGGTATAAGGGTATATCTGCTGTTTCAGGGTCATCTTCTCTAATGATTTCCCATGCAGTAGTATAGTTAGTTACTAATGGTGGTACTCCACAAGCCATAGCTTCAATGGTAGGTATACCAAATCCTTCACCCGCTGTAGGTAATACAAAAGCATCCATACAATTATAAAGATGTACCATATCTTCTTCTGTTAGAGCTTCACCCAAATCTAATACACCCATTAAAGGTGGTAATAAATAATCTTCTAATCCATATTGTGCTGCAAATTTAGGGAATCTCCATCCCATTGCATCATTCCAATCCATGTGTAATATTAATCTCACATCTTTTGGTGTTAAATCATTTCTATCTACAAACTCTTTAAATCCTTTAATTAATTGAGGGATGTTTTTTCTATGTTGATTACGTGCTACACAACCAACTACAAAAGCATCTCCTACTAACGATTCTAAAGTATCTTTACCATAGCGAGGATTCATCACAGGTTTAAAAGTATTTTTGGCATCTACACCATGAGGTATATAAACAGTGTTCTCACAACCTGTAAATTCTTCTTTAGCAACTATCTGTCCATATCTAGACATACATATCTTATAATCTATATGGTCTAATAATCCTTGCCAAGATGTGACACAAGGTGTACCGTCGAAAGGTATAGTGGCTGCCCACTTCCATTTACTTCGTTTCTTCATATCCCTGTATATCTGTTTAAACATATCTCTTTGTTCTTTAGTGCTCAATGGTTTACCAGTTTTCTCATTGTGCAAAGGAACGTTTGCTTGTGCAGGGTTTTTATATGCTGCTACATGTTGAAACATTTGAAAATCTAAATGTGTCCAGACAACATGAGGTTTAAAATTATCAATCCATGTAGGGAAAGATTTCTCTCCGAACTTCTCTTGGCCCGGATGCATGATAGGTAGGTTTTCTACTGTATAATACTCTTTCTCTTGCCCTAAAGGCCAATATATATCGGCAGGAACATGTTGTGGGTTCTGACATCCTCCATATCCTATATGGTGTCCTTCTTTAGTTAAAAGGGCAGAAACATTTTTAGTATTTGTTCCAAAACCTGTAGGTGCCCATAAGCTATCAGATATAGGCATTATTCTCAATTTACCTTTTTTAGGTGTGTCATACTTGTAAGTCGACTCTTTACCTGCTGATTGTGGTGGGTTCTTCATAGTTATCTCACTGTTTTATAGCAATGATATCTCTTTTATTAACTACGACAGTTCCTTTCTCACCTGTAAGGTATACAAAATTATCATCATCGTTTACTATCATTCCTCTACCGACTTTCGTCTTTTCCTCTTCTCGCCATACTACTTTAACTTCTTTTTCCTTCAAGAACGAAGCAAGTCCTTTACCGTCATTTTCATCCATATTCATTATCTCCTTTATTAGGTTGGCAGGGTCGTGTTTTCGAAACAGACTCCGCAACTAGATAGTTATATGACGATATAGTATATAAAGATTGCGGCATTATATCCACTCCATTAAACTCTGTTGTTTACTATCTAATACTGTTAGTGGTGGTCTTTTCTTTATCCAACTCTGTAATTGAAACTTCTGCAACAATGTACTGATAGTATCCCAATAGTATCTCATATCTATCTCGTCTATATCTTTAACGGTAGATTCTAACTTATAACCTTCCTTTGTTTTAACATAATAATATGTAGTTCCTTCAGTAGACTCCATACCTATAGCTTCTCCCATAGCAATTAATTTAAGAATTAAATCAGTCTCAGATTTATAGTCTTCCTTTTTACGTCCTTGACTTTTACGCATAACAAAATCTTCTAATTCATACTCATTCAAATCATATAGCTTATCAATAAATGTATTATTAATAGTATTGTTTATACGATTCTCTATAATTTTATCTAACACTTTAAGATAAAACTTAGAACGACTCGTTGCTTTGAATGTACTTCCATGTTTGGTTAGACTACCATCTTCATTTCTTAAGACATAGTTTCCTACTTGAAGCCATACACCTTCTTTAAAGTAGTCTTTATCCATAGATATATGCTGCGGCTCAGCATCAGTAACAACATGCTTAAGCAAAGCCCTCAATCTTTTTACTACCCATGACTCATCAACATCCACATTAGTATTAATCCCATCAGTATGAACATATACCACAGCATCCTCTCCATATCTCGCACGGATAATATCGACAGCTGAAAGAAGGAGCCAGCGCGCAACTGCTGTGATAGTAATACCAACACCCATGTCACCATAAGTAATATAAGGATTAGCGTTTGCACCATAGAATGTATTCACCATTATTTTCAGAGCATTTGATTTGCTCTTATCTTCTTTCGTGGACCCAAGCTTATAAGGCTTTCGCATTTCTGTGAATTCTGTGCACATTTTATATAGACAGCTCTTCCTAGACTGGTCTATTTTAACCATTAGTCTTTTACCCACCTTGTTATCAGGCACGTAAAGTATCCCATCTTTGAATTCTAGCTTCTCACTATAGTCGTCATATCCTACAATTTGTGTAGTATCTGGGCCTAAATTCAGCGCCATTGCGATTGAGGGATAGAATGCACTAAAGTCTATCTTTACATTCTTCTGATGAAATCCGGGACTGTAAAGCTCTATATGTGCAGCTTGATAGTTCCCTCTGTCAGCTTTAAAGATAGTAGGGTGTCGTTCTTTATTTCTATCAAGCGTTACTATGCCTTGCTCAAACAAGCTCCTCCCTTGTAATATTTTAGTTATATAACTAGATGGAGCATTGACATATGTTGCCAGTGGAACGCATAATGTTTCTGCGATATACTGAATCTGGGGAAAATAGTGGTTATAGAGATACATGGTGGCGTCTACGTCACTTAAGACGTAATCGTTTATCTCTTCTATGGAATAATCCAACAAGTCTTTGTTAGCAAAGTCAAGCTCTAATGGCTCTAATCCAAAATTCTTTGCTACACTTTTTAGACCTCTTGGAATACCTGATAGGGAGTAATCAAGTCGTGTCCATCTCAGTAAATCGAGAACTATGCGTCCTCCGGCGTTCATCTTCAATTCTTTTTGGTCTTTAGGGGACTCCCATCCCCATTCACTGTTATCTCTGTTAAGTATCTTTTTATAGCCTTTAAGGCCATGGAAATTAGCTCTATGTAATATTTGAGGGATATCATACCCTACGAGGTTATACCCACATATAATGTCTGGGTCATAATCATGCACATATTCAGCGAACTTAAGTATAACATCTCTGTCATCTTTACCATCCCACAAAAGAACTTCACGTTCTCCAGTGGACGTTACTATGCCAATCGCTACAACAGGGTATTTCTCACCAAAAGGAAATCCCCCATCAGGTGAGTGCGTTTCGATATCGAACACGAGACACTTTAAGTCATCCGTGTTAGGGTACTGACTAAAGAAGTCAGGGTTCTCGATTACGAGTCGCTCCAGAAGGGCTTCACGTCCACCATCATAGAACGCATTTGGTGGAACGGCATCTTTGTTTGGAACGTAGTTATTTCTTTTAAGTTTTATCTTCTTATCACTGGCAATAGTTTTATACTCTTTACCATTCTCATCTACAGTATAGTAGTAAGGTATAAGAGGACTCTTAACAGCTTCTACATTTCCATTTCTATATATCTTAATTTTCTGTGAACCATCTCTTAAGTCTATAGTCCTATGACTTACGGTTGCTATTAGTGGTACTTTCATTCTGGTCTACCTATCTGTCTTTGTTCATCCATGATTTCTTTAGCAGTTTTAATTTCATTCTCTTCTTTTATCTCCCACATTTGAATTAAACCTATAGCGTCTCTTACAGCGTTAGCCATAGAAGAGTGATACATATACATCGCTTTCGATTCTTCATCACCCAGTATCTCTGACTTAACTTCTTGTGCTATCTGTTCATGAAAATTCACACAATGATATAAAAGGTCTATCCAATCTTTGCGTTCATCTTCTGTGTTAACTTTTAACTCTTTAATGTCAACGCTCATTCTGTAGAAATTCCCCTATACTCTTCAGCTTGTTCAGGGGACATTCTTTGAAATAACTTAATCATGTTTGTTCTCATTAGGTCTGATACTCTTATATCATACACATCACAAAGTCGTGTAAGATACCATAAGACATCACCCATTTCATCTATGATGAGTTCTTTATTGTCTACGTTATCTCTTATCTCTTTCTTGAAGGCTCCGCCTACTTCCCCTGCCTCATTCATTAACCCTATCATTAGGTATTCTACTTCTTTTTCTTTAGGGTATTTCGCAGTTCTACGTGTAAAATCCATATAACTTGCTTCAATACCCAACTTCATCCATTCCGGTTCTAATATGTTTATTACTTCTTCTACCATATGTTTAACTCCTCTGGTATTATATCTCTGTTAATTATCCATTTCCTTTCTGTTGGTAAATACCTATGAACTAAATCAGCTTTACTTTCTGTTTGCACAGTCCACGGCTTAATAAGAATAAGGTCATTTTCTCTGACCCACATTCTTCTTTTAAATTTACCACCTATTCTTACCATGCGTGTTTGACCATCCTCACACATAGCTTTCAATCGTGAACCCCCAGACATCTCACTTACTACAGCGAACTGTTCATCCTTAACAGGAAGTTTAACCTTTCTGAAAGGTATGTTTGATATCTTTGAGTTCTTTTTCATTATAATCTCCTTCTGCATTTAATAGAAAGGACTCATAGTCCTTAATCTCTGAATCACGTTTGGTTTTAAAAACCTTTGGGTAATCCATTTTCTCTACTTCCGTTGCTGTCTTTGCTCTCGAACCCAACCTAACGTTGTCGCCAGTAAACGGGTCAACAATTTTAATATCGCTACAAAAGCGACCATTGTATTCCCCAGCCACGGTAGACCAGTTCTTTCCCATAAACTCTTTCGTTTCTTCAATTAACTCACTCCAGTTTATTTTTGCCACTGGTTCGTCTATCAGTGGACTTTTGTAATACATACGCTTACCTTTATCATCATCCATTTCTAAGAAACCTGTCATAACTAAACCCATTAGTATAGGGTCTAGTTTAGTGAAAGGTAGACCAACTGCCTTAGCAGCTTTCTTTATTTCATTAGTGGACATTCTTATAGTTTCCCCATCTGCAAAACCAAATTTATCTAGTCTTGTATCAGGGAATAATTTAAGTATATCTGTTCCATGACTTGGCATATGTAAACATTCTTCAACAAATGAATTTAAATATATACGTAATCCTAACCAGTTATGTTTAGGGGTCACGAGTCCATATTTAACTCCATCTTTCTCTACCCTTAGAATCTCATCAGGATAAAATCTAGCAACTGCATTAATCAGTTTTAATAGATACTGGACTTTAGACCTTGAGACAGGGAAGGCACTTGGTATAGCCTCAAATAAAAATGGCGCACAGGGGTTCTTCAATTTTATAGCTTCTTCATCATCTCTATTTACTATAACATCTAGTATATGTCTACGCAATCCTTCTATCTCTTCATCAGACATAGTAGTTAAATCAGTTAGTGGAGATGCAGCCTCTAACAGCTTATGCTTTATAACTCTTTCAGTTTGAACAACTGTAGGGTTAGTATGCATAATCATACATCTACGTTCTAACTCTGCGTCGAAATAGGATGAACCTTTTGTGTTTTCTACTGCTACACACATGAAGACATATTTTGGATTAAGAGTCTGTCTAACAGTCTCTCCTACCGTAATATCAGTCTTTTTTCTAAAGGCTGCCCTGCTGTCACCCCAAGTCTTAATGACTTCCATTACTCCTTCGGGTAACTTTTGCGCTTCTGGTATGGCTACAAACCTTGAACGATTTATCTTATCAGCATCATACCATACAGCAGTCTCAGAAAGATGCTCCATAGTATGATAAAACTCATCAGGTAACAGGCCAAAGATAGCATCCATGATGACTGTCTTACCTGTCCCTGAATAAGCCTTAATAACAAAGTTTGTGTCTTCTAAAAGATAAGATAAACATGCTGTTAAAGCGGTGGCATCTTCTCCTAAGATAGGATTCAGCTCTCCTTTTTTATTCTTAACATTATGAAAATATCTTGTTAAGTCGTGAACTTCATATTTTTTCATTTATTTACTCTCCATAAATAATACTCTATCATTAAGAAAGACCACACTATACCAAAGAATATAATATCTAAGTGGTTGGGGCTATCATAGTCACTGAACCAGTTCATATCCATTTCTTCCTCGCTCTTCTCAGGTTGAGAACATTGTTCTCACATAATCGAATAGCATAGGTTTTTAATTCCTTTTCACTCATACCTGTAAAGTTATCCTTTAAGGATAGGAACAAATCAATTAGAGACATAGGCTCTCCATCTTTCTCTTCCAAAAACTTCACTATCTCTTCTGGAACTATCCAAGTATACTCTTGTTCTTCTGAGTTAAATAGGGAGGGTCTGAATTTCTCCTTTACAAAAGATTCCATATCTGTTTGGTCTAAGGCGTAACCATTAACTGTTCTACCTTGTGACGTAGTTATTTTAGTTCTCTTTAATTCGAACACTACATCAGTAGGATTAATGTTTTCATCTATCAACTTTGAGAATGTCTTTTGAAAGTGTGTATGTGTTGCTAAGGTAGCAGATAAGTAAGATATATTATGCTTACCACCACCTATATACTCTGTATCATTATGATATATACCATATGTAAATTCATTTATACGTGGTATATCTTGTTTACAGAATACACATTCACCTTCTTCAGCCCAACATTTAACTCTACGTCTCGTGGATTGATTCCAATGTTTCACTCTATGAATTGGTGCTATAAATGCGAATTGTCCCAACGCACTCATTGAGTCTTCTAACCATACTCTTTGACTTTTGGGCGACTGTATCCAATCTGAGTAAACACTCATTTAATACTTATCTTCTTACCTTTACTTTCTTCAGCCTTTTGGATTTTGATATCTAGAACACCATTGTTGAATTTAGCTTCTACCTTATCAGGGTTGAGTTCAGGTGTAAACTTCTTTGAGAAGGAATAATCCCTATCCTCAGTAGAAGCTTCTACCTTTACTAAATGCTTATCAACATGCATTTCTATATCTTTCTTCGCTACTCCGGGCATATCGACAGTGATAGTTATCTCACCGTTCTTATCTTCCCAGTCTCCTATGTCATCTTTATTGTTCCATGTTGGAAACTGTGTAGCTCTGAAACGAGGTGGTCTAGCAGTTATCATATCCATCCAAGCGTCCATAAGGTCGTCTAATGGGTGTGCCATATCTCTAATCCTCTATCTTTGTTGCACTTGCTTCAGTTCTCTTCATTAAACGGAAGTATGGCTTAGATGCCCCTTCCTTCCAATAAGAGTTTCTGAACATAACGAATTCATCACCAGCTTCGTTCTTGCCAGTGTAGTATACGTTGCCGTTCTTATCTGTGTTTCGGAACAATCCGACTACAAGTTCTAATCCAGTTTTCTTTTGTTCTGTCATAGTTTCTTCTCCTTTTATGTTTTGACCAATGTCTGGTCTCTATTTAAAGCTTTTGCTTTCTTTAGTTTGCCTGTTTTTGGGTCTATAGATATACCATATTCATTAGCTATCTTTTCGTTTGTGGTCTTAGTATCATTAAGATGCACCTTATATCTTTTAAGTGCTTCTGTTGATGCTGACCATAAGTTAGCTAAACATTCACCACATAACCATGTGGCATTTATTACTACGGCAGTCTCATTCACCCAATAATCATTATCGTGGATAGTGGATGCACATAGTGTGCATTTACCAACTACCTCATCTTCTTTTATAGTTTTCATTGATAATGCTTATTACCCATCTCACTTGCGTTCCAGAAGGCTTTGTTGTCTTTATACTCTTCGCATATATATTTATATGTCTGAGTAAAAAACTCTTCTACGTCTAAGTCAGGGTTGGGGACTATCTCCATATGGAATGGTCCTATACGTAGTAAGTGGGTTTGCTGAGTATCACGTCTGGCAGCATTGATTTTTTCGTTAATCAATTCGGCCGCCATATCAGCCACATCCTCTTTGTTATCATTAGAAGATAAATCTGTCATCTATTACCTCAAGTTTAATTAAAATTTTTCTTAAGTTATTAATCTTCCCATCTACTTCACCGATTCTATTCTCTATGTCATCAAATCTCTGAGACATATAGTCTATCCTCTTGAGTATATCTTCTACATTTTGAACGAAGGGATACCAATTACTTTCTTCACTATATCTTGCGTTTCTTTGATTTATTTCTTCTGCCCATCTTATATGATGGTCCTTTCTTGCTTTTTTCTCGTCTGCTATTGTCATGTCTATTTCTCTTTAACATTTTCATTATTGTTTTGTTTTTACGTGGATTCAAATGATACTCTTGTCCTGTGTGGGCATCTTTATAGTATCTGATATAACCCATCCAATAGTCCCTACAGTTTTCTTCCGTAGGTTCTAACTTTCTTTGAACACACTTAGACATAAGGCGTTGAACCATTTTATTGGTTTTACCTTTAGCCCATATCTTATCAAAGGCATCCCATCTACTCATCTTTTTTCACCTTTAATTTTCCACAGTGGGGACAGTTAAACGTATGAGATTTTTTCATCCCTACGTAATCTCCCCCACACTGTAAACATCTCATCCGAACATACCATCGTATGATGGCACCTCTATGTTATGTTCACTCTTTTCTAAATTTTCTTTCAACTGTAGTAAAGCTTGGCCATCATCTTGAGCAGTCTTAATCATTAACTCAAAGTGTTTAACCAATGCGAGTATAGCCATTTCTTGCCATCTTTCTAATTTATAGAAATCATTTACTCTTTCTAAGTCTTTACCTATTGTTGTCACGTTTATATCTCTAAAAGCTTTGACTAATAATTCCCATTGCTTTATCTCTTCTGTAGTCATTAACTCAGCAATAGACATTACATCCTCATCAGCCTTTATAAGCTTACAAAAGCCTTCTAAAAGTTCACCCATAGTTAACCTCTAATCGAGTATATCTACTTGAACTTTCTTTATGAGATAGTGTCCGTCATCATTCTGAAACCACACAACATTATCTCCAGAATCTAATTTCATATCTTCTAAGATAACATCAGGGATATAGACTGACTTGTATTCACTTATACGTTTTATACTACTTACTTGTTTCATACTACCATCCTATCAATACGATAAGCTCTGACATGCTGAGGGTATTGTGCAGTAAACTGTTTAAGGTTATATCTGTTATCTACTCCAATAGCATATACCATACCATCGCTTGATACTTTTACATCTTCTACTAAGATTTTTCTAACTGAGTCGTGGTCTCTTGAATGTTTCCATTGAGAGAAGTCAAACTCTGTTCTTGCTTCAGGATTATACCTAAAGCTTACTTGCTTATGTTTACCTGTCCTCTGATAATGCTCAGCGGCTCTGTAAACTCTGTCGAATATTTCTGTTCTTTCTGACATTTAATCACTCCTGTGAACCTAACATAACTACACAATATATAAAGCTTTCGCTGTAGTGTAGCATATAACTTGTAAAGTATAGACTTTAATCTGGTCTATACGTGAAATTTCTAATGGGATTATATCCATCATTCTTCCTTATAGGGGTTACAGTTAACACACCGTTTTCTGCCATCGTATGTCCATACGAAAGCGTTTTTTAAACATCTGTTGCATTCTGTCATAATCATTTAAACCACAAATAATATGCGATTACTCCTAAACATATTAGATTGCCGATGGTATATAATATTATTGTTCCCCAATCTATATCTTTATTTTTCTTCTTCATTACTTTCCTTTGAACTGTTTGAACATTCTTTACTTGAAAGTGAGGTATAGCGCCCCAACAATCATCACATAGATATGCTTTAAGATGAGGTGCTTCACTAGTATAGTGGGTTTTACACCTATTGCAGTTGTGCCATAGCACTTTATAGTAAGTTGGCTTCACGTGCCACCTCTATGTATGCTTGGTTAGCTTTAATAATAGGACCACGCAAATCTTCTGGTATGTAATTGATTCCTTCCATAGCTGTTTCTAACTCTTCTATAAAGAGTAATAGGTATAATGTATGGTCTTCACCTATATAATGATATCCCTTCTCTATGTCTTCTTCATAATCTCTAACGAAGTTTATTATTTGATATGCTCTACCCAAAGCCTTTGCATATTCATCTGCTTCAGGTGGACACCCTAAGATACGTGACATCATAAGTCCTACTGTCTCAGAAGAACCTTTACAGTATTCTAACATTGACACTATAGTATGTTTCTTTTTATTTAAATCAGTTAACATAGCATGATGGAATGAATCAAGCCACTTACCTTCCATCTCATACCTATCAAATACTTCATGGAACTCTTTAGTTATCTTCATTTTCTCACTAGCACTGTAGTCCTCTTGACCTTCTACTACTTCATCACATACTCTTAGATAGGCATATAACTTATATATGTCTTGTTTAATATGTTCAGGCCAATCTTTCATACATTCAAAAAATGTGGTGCTATATTTTCTCATCACTTCTTTCATGCTTCATCCATCCATTCTTCTATAGTTTCTACTTGAACAACATACTTACCCCAATCACTGAGACAGTTCTCTTCCCAGAGTCGTTTGTGTATATGTTTAGCGAGAACCCACTTTGCTTCTTTTCTTTCCACGTTTCACTACCTTTATTCTTTTTACCGGCACTTTAGTTGGTGCCTCTTTATATGCTTGTTTGAAGTCTACAAAACTACCACCCTTTTCTGCACTAGGTGGAAGAGTATATCCTTCATATGGTATCTTTGCCACTTTCTTCTTCATACTTCTATTTATTATCCTCTCTTATATATAACTTTGCTTCTTTTATATTGCTTCTTCAAATAACTTTTGTAAATTCCATCTTAATGGTGCCTTTAATCTTTCAACGATATATGCATGTTCTTCAAACCACGCCCACTTAATTGATTTCTTCTTTATCTTTTTACTGTAAAGATATCTCGCTTGGCTTGGTGTAATAGCATAAACTTTTTTATTTCTATACTCCTCTCTTCTTATTAGTATAAGCGATACTCCGCCCTTTCTCTCTAAGCTAATCCCTTCATCTATCTGATGCTTAGCGATAGCACGGCCACTACCATAATATAAAGGAAAAGAAGTAAGATTCCTGCTTGTTTTAGCTTCAAGCATAATAGGTCTTCCTCTGTATACTGTAAAGAAGTCGGCTGGTTGTTTTTCTGCAACAGCAATCTTAACGAATCGGTTAATGTCATTTGTATCTTGTATTCTAAACCACCATATATGTTTAGATGATTTAAGGCTCCTACGTATTTCGTTTTCAAAGTTCTTTCCTGTGTCTTTCTTTCCCATACAGCATCACTACGCTAATATATTAGAACATGAACGTTATAGAACTATGCTCTATATAGTAATACTATAGGGAGATATATAAAGCTTGTGTAATAGAGCTTAGTGCTTTACTATACACCTATTACAGTAACCCCAATATAACTCAGACTCTGCTAATGATATTCGTTTACCACATCCTTTACAATACTTATCGAGAAACATATGCTTTTGCCAGACCTTCTCTTATACTCTCAGGTATTTGGTCATACGTGCATTCTATTGGTTCTTTATCATCCCTCCAATGCATAAACTTGGGATGTCTTAAGCTTCCAGATGGATACCACGTATTACCTTTTGCTTTAAACACTTGTCCGATATAAGGCTCAGGGTTGTTAGTAAACTCAAGACGCATCTCATCTGTAAGACCACCACACGTCACATATACTTCTTTATCATGTAGTGTTCCTATCACTGCACCTACTTGTCCCTCATACCTTGTGCCTTCATCGGCTGGTCTAAATGCGTGGCAGATATATTCTATTTCTACAACAGCTTTCATTCTTGCCCACGCACCTTTATCAGAATACTCACTTGTGCTATCCTTAAACACAAGACCTTCATATCCTTCTTCAAGGATTTCATGGTCCCATAAGTGAGGCCAATCTTCTAACTCATAATTTTGTAATATATCAAGCCACTCTAAATCTTTTTTGTATTCTTGCCACGCTAAGTCAGCTACAACTAATCTATGCTTAAGGTCTCTATCTTTTAAATCTTTACCTCTATATCTTAGACAATCAAAAATATAAAACTCACCATCTAAACCACGCATATGTCCCCAATGGGAACCATACATGAATTCACCTAATAATATTGCATCTGCTTTCTTATCAGGAAACTCACCTTTACGTTTCTCTTTACCTGTTCGTGAGAATATTCTCCACGTTCCATTATTTATAACGAGACAACCCCATATACCATCCATTTTTAATTGGACCATATCATATCTAATAGGTATCTCTCTCTCAGCTCTATATATCAATTCTTTAAACTTTGGTCTATCTATCATTCTTTCTCCACTTCTGTTAGCTCACCTGCATATTCATATCCATCAATATCTTTAACACGCACAAAAACATTACCATATAAACCGAGAGTTATATCTAATATCTCTACATTATCTACTACTACTTTCATTGTGAATCACGCATATAATCCCTAACCATCTTTATACTATCTCTTAAAGACTCGTTATCAGTATTCTCAGCTACTTCAAAATCTAAGTCTGCGATAAACATAGACATAACTCTTGGTGTCATATACTGTTTGAGTAGGTGAAGTATATGTATAGCTTCACTCTTCGTCGTCACCATCTTCTTCCTCCTTCTTCATACCCTCTACTAAGTCTGGGTCAGGTGCCCATATACCCTTAGCCATTATATGTTCAAGCCATTGGTCCTGAAATCTTAGTGGCTCCTGTGCCCATATAATCTCAGCTATGGTGCCTATCATTTCTTCTGCTTCTCGTATACGTTTAAGCATACGACCTTCTTCGCTATCATCGGTGTCTTTTATATCACCGCTTATTGTTGTCATCTGTTCGATGTTACTTTCTTTCATTTGTCTCATGTTTATTTACCTTTGTTATATTTTCTGGGTCTTATCATTAGTTTCTTACTACTAAAACCGAATTTTTTATCTAACCATACTATAAATTCTCTTACCATTTTTTCAAAACCTCCATTTGTTATTTCAATATATATCAAATATCTATTTAAAGTTTGTGGTAGAGAGAGATATAACCCCAAACAAAACTAAGCATATATAGATGTGCTTCTCACCGACGAATATGTCCTTGTTTATCACTCGCCCTATGCGGGCCTTACAGCTTACTCCTTGACAACGGGTCCATGCTATATGTTTAGTAGGTTCGCTTGACACATAGGTAGTGCATAATGATTAGCTGTATAACCATAAGACAGGGTAGTCAGGTTATACCTCCTACGTTTGGTTCTCTTTATGAGTAGCATCCATACCGCTACTCACCTACTAAGTGTCCGGTCTAAGTATAACTTGCGTATTGACGCTATCCAACGTAGCGTTCTGCGTATCCATTCTTGTCCAACGACGGTATACATATATAACTAAAGGTCCAATAGTTTCTACTGTATAGAATCTCTACGGGATTCAGTCCATCTGCATAACTGCTTCAGGTGTTTCAATAGTTATATTCCTCACCAGCGACACAGATATAACGACAGTTTTCCAGAGATGTGTATCGTCTGCTTATAGCATCAGATGTATATCTCACCTGTTTGGGCCATATCATGTGGCTCAGTCATTATATCTTTCTCAGCGACTTTGGGGCGTATGATTCAGGTCTCTACCACATTTAGTGGGATAGAAGCAACGAGAGGTAAAATGAGCCAAACAACTGTTTAAGAAATAAGGTTGTCACTTCTATCCTATCACCTTGTTTAAGAACCGTGCCATATAAACATCCACATCCATATCATAATAAAGAAGCCTATTAGTATATACCATTCAGCTTCTTGTATGTCACGTGGATTACTCCATATAGCTTTTAATCTTTCTATTATAGAATCCATACTCCTACTATCATCCCTATACAATATCCAAAGATAAACCCAGAGATATAATCTACTACTCTCTGTTTTCTATCTTCAGTCCAATAACTACTCATAATTCACTCTCCCATCTGGTTCCTGTTCTATCTGGAGTAGATACTCTAAACTTATCACCAACAGGCCAATAGTAAGGATATGATTCTATTTCAAATGCATACTGTATAGCTTCTTCGGGCCATATCTGTGAATAGTATTGGAAATCTTTACGCAATAGATTGAGTCTATGTGACTTGTGTATCTTGTCATTACCTATCCAATCAGGCATAGGTGCAGATGCGTCATACTCATAGAACTGCATTGTATTGTTATATCCTCTACTAATCCACTCTTCTATCATAACGTTAACATACTTCTTAAGCATGTCTTGATAACCTTCCCACATTATCTTTGCAGGATGTTTAAGCCAACCTTTTTTATCATAATCGGGTTGCATAGCGTTAAGTAGTTGCATACCTTCTACTCTTTGCTTACCTAAGCGTTTATAATCTAACATTTTGGCTGACTTTCTAAAGTCAGCTACGGGTAAGAAAGTTTGCATTATATCAATAACCTCTGATAGCATACGTGGCAATATGGATTACCCGCAGTATCTCTATATCTTACATAGTTTAGTGCTAACTTACATCGGCACGTATTACATAATACTGTGTTCATACTTTTATCACCCTCCTTATTACTTTACTTACTTCTGGAGCAAGATTCTCTATATCATTAACCATTATATGATTAGTAAACATTTCTTTCTGACACCATTCGTTTGCACCACTTATACCTACTTGTATAATGGCCCATCCTTTAGCCTCTAAGTAGCTTACTACTTTTCTTACGTGTCTCCTACTATCCATACCACCATATCTATCAGCGGCTGGTTGTCCGTCGGAGTATATAATCATAAGCTTGTTAGACATAGGTTGTTCGGATTCCTTACTAACCTTTTCAGCGGCCGCATATATTGCATTACCATCACGGTTTTCATATCTGGCCCTCATATTACCTATTGCAAAGGGTCTATCTTTCATACGTGGTGAATAATATTCAGTCATATTAGTTGACCCTGTGTCAGTATGCCATCCTTTTTCACCATCAGCTGTATGTCCAAACACCCATAAGTTTAACTTAGGGTTATCTTCTAAAGCTTCTTTGGTTGCTATGGCTGATTGTCTGGCCATCTCCATTTTCCATGAACCCATACTACCTGATTCATCTACCAATATACATATGTCTAATGGTTTATCATCTTGAATTATATCATTCTTAAATAAATCCATACGACCAGCAGGTATCCTATGAAGCATTCTTTTATCTATCTTACCACGCTTTTGATTACGTATGATATGTTTTTGAGTATTACCATATAAGTCTATCTTACGCTTTAACTGATTAGATTGTTTCTTCATCTTCTTAGATTCAAAGATATATCTATCTTTAGCATGGTCATCACTACGTGCTTTACGCCAAGTGATTTTCCTTTGGTTCTTATATATAAGACCTACATCCTTTATATCTTCTTCATGAAAATCTTCATCTTCAAGCTCTTTAATAGCTTCTGCTAACTCTTCATCTAACGTATCTTCTATGGCTTTTTCGTTATAGTCTACTACCTTTGCTAAGTCACGTAGTTCATCAGAGTCTATCGCTTTGGCTACATCAGACATACGTTCTCTTTTTCTTTCTATACTCTTACGGATAGCATCTTTCATTGCTTCCGTTTCTTCTTCAGACATCTCATCAGAATCACTCATACTATCAGTAAGCCTTTCTAACTCTTCTTTAACTTCATCATCTATACCTTCTTCGCCTTTCTCTTTAGCCATTCTTTTAGCTATTTCTTTAAGATACATATACAAAGATTCTATACATTTGAAAGTATTGTCTCTACTATCTAATCCTGTCGCTAATGCTCGTGCGAAATATCTTATATGTTTAGCATGTTTACGTTTACGTTCAGCACTCAGTTCGATAGGCCATCTAACAAAAGCTAACAGAGTGTTGAGTATATCCATAAACTCATTCTGTCCTTCCTTTAGAAGCTTATCTTCCATCTCTGTATCAAAGAAGTGTTTCTTTACTTCAGCTATATATGTCACGAAACCAGCATTATCTTTAGCTAACTGCTTTTCTATATATTCATCTTCTACTGTATTAGCAATAGTATGTAATAAATTCTTTTCAGCGTGGTCCATATTATTAGAATAGTTATAATCTCTTTCCCATTTCAATAATGGTTTACTATGGATAAGATGCAACTTTTCATGTATGGCTAAACCAGCACATATGTCTAAGTTATCATCACTTTCCTTCAGTAGACTGCCGTCTATACGTATAACTCCTCTATTCAAATCTGAATAATTTTTTCCATGAAAGTTATAATCTAACTTATGAGCTACTGTTGGGTCTACAACTTTACATAAAGAATCTAAATGTCTCTTATGCTTAAGCAGTCGAGAAGCAGTATCTTCAGAATTATGACTACTACTCCAACTACCCCACATACTCGATACTCCACCGGTATATGCAGAACTACCACTGTTCCACCAGCTATTACCTCCGCCCCAAACGTAGGACTTACCCCGATTCCATATGTCTCCGGTGTATGTATTTACCTTTGGTGCATCAGATAATGATGTCTTTGCTGTCATCGCAGACGTATACTCATCATCGTAGTTCAGTGGTGTTTCACATATAGGACAACAGTCCTCTGATGTTGCTTCAATCCACTTACTACATTCGTAGCAGTAATCGTCGTCGGCTACGTCAGCCCAACTATCTATATCAGTGTAGTGTGGTTCGTGTTTGATAACCATTCTTCTATATCCTCTTCAGCTTTTTCATCTACTAATTCTTTTAACATTTTATATTCAAAACATTTTAGTGTTCTTTTAGCTGAACCTATTGTGCAATGATAGATAAACCTATCATCTTCTCCAACTAATCCTTCTACCATTCCTATTGCATCTTGCATATCAATAGTAAGTGGAAGTCCTTTCGTTAACATATCATCGTTAATTAGTCTACGTTTATATCCTCCAACGTGCCTACCTGTAATTTCCCCTTGTGGGTATACTACCTTTAAGGCTTTAGCTACATTAGTAGGAGTCATTCCATGTTCTAATAGGACTTTCGCCTGACTATGCCAATACAAATGTTTCTTAGGTCTGACTCTTTTAGCCATATTAATCACCCATTGATTGTATTGCTTGAATTACTTTAACTCTATCAGTGTCATCTCCAGCAGTGATAGGATAAAATGGTAGGACAGTGTGCTTTAATGCTTCAAGCAATGTCATTCCATCTACCACTAATTCAGCTACTGCTAAACACATACGAGTAGAAACTGCTACGTTTAACTCTTCTGCTTTATACAAATCTCTAATCTTCTTAGCAAACTCAGTTATACGTCGTGCATCATTTTCATCAATAGAAGGAACACGCACCATTAATAGTTCCTGTTCTTTCTTTTGTGGTAGATAATCTAATTCATATATACCACCCGTGAATCTATCTTTCCAAGCTCTATCTAAGTCGGTGGCCGCACCAAGATATTCTCTACCTATGTTTGCCGTAGCAAAAAAGAATACGTTCCTATCCAATTTCACTATGTCTGCGTCATCACTTTCATCTAATGCTAAATATCTTTGACCATCTAACACAGGCATAAGGATATTACCTAAGTCACCTGTCCTATCTCTTGTCACTTCATCAAGCATAATGAAAGAACCACTGTTATCTTGTAAGGCTGAAACAAAACGAGATGGTTTAAACCAAGTTCCATCCTCTTGATTATACTTAGTGTCTCCTAATAGCTTAGCCGCAGGATTCATAGTGTCTCCAAAGTTGAACTGATGGAAAGGTTTATTACTTATCTCTGCTAAAATCTTACCTAAGGATGATTTACCACATCCGGATGGACCTGTCACAAGTATATACTTGTTCCTAAAGATATTCCTAAGCATAGTGTAAAACGTCATATTATCTGCAAACTTAAATTCTTCAGGTATTGCTACACTTGCCTTAAGCTTACCCAATACGGAATCGTCTATCACTATTTCAGGTTCCTCTTCTGGTTCTTCTTCGGTATACATCTCTTTATTTAAAAATATAGCTAATGTTTCCCAATCATCCGAGTCAAGCTCGTATCTTATATCTCGATAGTCATCTTCGAATAACTCTCTAAACATACGCCTTGCTTCATATCTATCCACTTCATCGGGGGATATGTCCTCGTCATACTTATCGGTAGGGAATTCTTCATCCCTTCTATGTTCTTTATACATACTTTTTACCTCTTTTATTTCTTTTTCTAATATAGAAATCTCAACGTTTATTACGCTTATCTGTCTAAGATATTCTTCTTTAGCGTGTATATCATCCTCAGCTAAGCGGTCCATACTCTCACAAAGATATCTCTTCTTATCTTCTAACTTAACGTGCTTAGTTGTTAAGTCACCTAACTTAGCAAACTTCTCACTTCTACTACTCATCTTATATCCTCATACATTTTCTCAGCTTTGAAAATCTCAGCGTCGTCAACCTTAACAATAGTCTCATCCTTTTTAAAGCTTTCGCTTACCTCTATATCTTTCAGTAATGTTGCTAAGAGTATAAGAAACTCAGTGTCATCAAATTTCATTCTATCTTTATCCGCTTCTTAACCACTCTTCGTATTCAGTTATATACGTATCTATCCTATTATAGATATACTCTGGCAACTCTACGTCTATTTCTTTATCACCTACGTATACCTTGCACGTCACACTATAACTATCTATTATATCCATTAGTTGGACCTCTTTCTCTTATACATTCTGTTATCTAATCTACTCTTATCGTAAGCGTAGGTCTTTACTCCACTGATAGGTCTTACACTACCACTAACCTCGTATTTCTTAAGAGTATTAACTATCTTATTAAAATCATTAGGCTCCATTACGCTAAGGGTTTCCCTTATACGTGACATTCCTCTTTGTGTTTCGTATAAGTTATCACCTGTATTAGGATACACCTTTTGCACAAGCGTAGCCCAAGTTTGGTAATGCTTATCACTGTCATTATCTACACTGATTAAAGAGAATCTATTCTTACCTCTAATCATTGACCTTATATCTTCTAACGTTATCTCACTCATTATTCATCCTTTTGATAGTTCTTACCGTCACCCATTCTATCTTGATACTTTCTCATTAGTAGTAGTTTTAGTTTGGCTGAGGGATATCTCATTTCTAATCTTTGTTTCATTGTTCGTTTACTATCTCCATTAATTCTTTATACGTATAGCTACCGTAAGGTGTATCGTATAACATTATAAATCTACTCCTGATATAACCTGCTCTCTTATACTATCGGAGTGCATTTTATATTCTTCGTAGGTTGACTTGTAAGGTAGTGGTGCTACACTAAAGTATAGTGCAGTCTTTTGGTTCCTACGTTCCCTTACTGAAGTGTCAATCTTTCTAACTCCATTACCCTTTATCTCTGCCATTAAAGATAGCAGTTGTTCTGGAGTTATATCACTAAGCATTTTTCTAATTTCGGCGTTGGATTGTCTCATTTTTAACCTAAATAATAGACGGTTTCAAAGTATTTAAGTCTTTCGGCGGTTTTTGGGGTCTAAACGTATAGACTTGTGCTCAACGCTAAAGGTATGCAAATCCCGCTCACACTTATAAAAAAACGGGAGACTATATTAAACTATATTAAGATAAGGCTCTATTAAGAGCTATATTAGAACAAGCTTTATATAGGTCTATAATTATATATCTTAATAGAGCAAAAGATATATTGCTTAATAGAGCCTATTAATATCTTAATAGAGCTTAATTATAATATTAGAGCAACGTATTGTTTATAGTATTTTTTTTAACGCAAACGTATAAAAGAAAATGCTCTATTACGAAAGAAACTCAGTGCCTTATACAGTTTCTCACGGGGGCTGTGCGTAGTAGAGCCAGTCAACGAGCGATATAGAGCTTTCAAAAAGTAATATAAAGTTTATAAGCTCCATTAAGCACCTAAAAAATATAAATTTCTCACCGACCGATTACGACGTTATAACCGATAGGTTTTTATAGAGCCTAATTGAGCTAAAGATATAAACTCTATACCACTGCATGTATTAAAATCTACACATGTGCGGATAAAACGAAAAGTAGTGAGCGGAAGCTATACAGGGGTATAAAAGGGTCGAGGGGCTTTATATATGATTTCTACCACAAGCTTTATATACTTTCAAACCTTCTGTAATTTACCAGAAAAGGAGTGTAAAAAATGCCAAAAACAACTGAAACCCAGAAAAGCACAGCAATGGATTATTTGTCCGCACCTCGCAACAGTGGAATAGTAAAGAACTTAATGTCTTTGCTTGGATTCACTGCGTCAGAGGGGGGCCGTCTACCCGTCGGAGTTAAATACGATACCCTCGTAGCTCTAAATGACGTCTTGAGTGTTGAAGAGTTTAATAAAACTACTTCAGCTATTACAAGTCGAATTATAGATTTACAGGCTTCCCGTAGACTCGGAGCTGGTAAAGTGTCCGCAACGCCGGAAAGTATAATTTCTGCTGTAAAGTCTGGAAGAATTTCATTGACTGAGCTTAAAGCTAAGCTTGAAGCAATGGAATAAATAACTAAAACGTAGGGGAGGCGATTCCTCCCCAATTATATTTATCAGAGCTCGATAAAACGGGCCTGTTAATTAGTCACCACTCGCAAATTAGATATTAAAGTTTAGATATAAATGCGTAGCCGTCCCTCTATCAATGTCGTTTAGTCACTTGTTAGGAGTATATTATTTAAAGTGCCGTAGGACGCCCTTTCTCAAACTACTCGAGGAAATACGAAACGTTGAATCCTTCCCTATTACTTAAACCTTAAACTAATCGTTGTGTCAATGGTTCTCACTAATTAAATTGAAACTCTCGTGACGGGAAACCGTTTGAAGTCTCACAGGCCCACCCTTACAATGACAAAAGGTCTTATCAGGAGGGAGTTAAAGTGGGACGCCCAACCCCTTATATAGGGGCTCCCTCCGAAGTGACCTATAAAATTTTCGCACATGGTCTAACTTTTGGGGTGGTCGGAATTCGGCTCCTGAAACCACCCCGTTAGAGGTTGTTAACTCTTAGTGGTTAGCTATCCAGTCAGCGCATTCGTCAGCGCCTTCTATTATCTTGGTAGCCATTGATTTAATTTCTGAAACGTAAACGTCTCCTAATTCAAATTCTCCGTAAGTATACGGTGACTTAACACCACAGAACCACCGGGCGTATTGGTTCTTTGCTTCCAGTTCTGGTTTTTGGTATTTCTTTAATACTCTCCACTCAAAACCGGCTCCGTGCTTATCCACCCAAATTTCATAGGGCTTCTCAATCGTTGTTGTTTTCTTTTGATTATCTGTCATTGTTTGACCTCTGATATACCTATAGCGACCTCCTTAATAAAGGTTTGCACATGGCCCAATTTAAGGGCACCCGTCGTAGATTTCGTAAAAACAATCTGTGCACACTTCGTCGTGGCTTGCCCTTGACGTAGCGTGAGCGTCTTTACACGAATCGCAGACTAGGTCGTCTTCTTCAAAACCTTTTCTTATAAGCTCTGCGTCTGTCTTTCTTACTAACATTATTTTATACCTCCTATTTCTATTAATTTTTCTGCTATCATTTGTTCTTGGATAGGACGTTCGCCATTCTTATAGTAGGCGAGTTCCATTCCTATACACAATAAGAAGTCGGTCCAATTATATACGTTGTGTTCACTCATTAGTAATCACCGTCGTCCTCGTAATCGTATCTTATTTGTAATTCTTCAGCTTTACCGCAGGTGCAATTACCGTAAACCCATTCACATTTTTCGTGGTGAAGGTTTTCTTCTCCGGTTGCTCCGCTGTTTTCGTAATGAAAATCATTAGCCAATTCCCAAAGCTCGTCTCTCATTCGGTCAACCCCAATCTTTTAGCTTTAAGCTGGTCTAAGACTCCACTGTCTATTTTATTTTCCGGTTGTCTCCTAATTGGAGCTTTCCTAAATCTAAACTTATTTCTTTTTATATTTTCTTTGAAACTCATTTGTATTACCTCGTATTTTACTTGTAGCGAGAGAGTATTTAAAGGTTTCTCTCAAAAAGGTATATAAGTATCGAGGGGGTTTATATACTGCGATATAGGTTCCGGTCACTGTTTTTGAAAAATTGGCGCATGGTCAAATTTTAGCTGGCAGAGTCGCCGGGATTCGAACCCGGGTCTTAAGGTCGAAAGCCTTAAATGCTGGGCCACTACACTACGACTCCACTAGAATAATAAGGTTGTCTGTTGGGGTGCTCCAGAACCCCTCACGCTAACCACGGGCTTCCAACCGCGAGTGCTATAGTCACTCCAGTCACACAAGCTCTTGTGTCCCTAACTGATTAGGAAGCAACACTCTTAACCTGTGTGCTGTTTTACGCTTCGCCATTCGTTGTCCGGCGACAGACATTATTTTAAGTCGGATTATACCCGACTATTAAAGCTGTTGCAATCAGCAATAACAATAAGGTGCTTAGGGTTGCAATACTATTTTGCTATTTTCATCTTTTTAGGTCGGGAAGCAGTCGATAGCTTCCACGGTTCCCCTAAGCGGGTGTGAGGTGGGATTCAAGGTTAACCCACAAGGACCACCGGCCCAAATACCTAAGTATTGTGTCCGCGCCTACCACTCACCTATCCCTCAGACACTTGTCCGTTGGTCAAGGGTGTTGTGTGCCTTATCCCCTTTGGGAAGGGATTATTCAGCCACTCACGATAAAGGGGAGCTACCCCTTTAAACCTAATTTATTTTGCGTATAAACGTTTTAACTCTTTAACAGCCTTCCACATTTTGGTTGCTTCAGGACTTGCTATTGTAAAACGCGTTCCTTTGAATTTTGATTTTGACATTGGTCTCTTACCTCTATAATACCTGTAGCAAGAAAGTATTTAAAGGTTTGGGTCAAATTAGTATATAAACGTCGTGGGGACTTATATACCCCAATATAGAACCCGAACGCACTTTTTTGAAAAAATCGACCATGTGCCAACTTTATTTATCGACGTGAAAAATGAAGTCGGCGGCGTTCCAGCTTTCTGGTTCTTTCTTTTTTTTGGGCTTTATATCTTTGGCGAGCTTGCGCCACCTACTATTAAACTTTAACATTTCTATCCCTCCATTGCTTTTATAAAAGTATAAACTTCTATTAGTGCGAAGAAAACCATTATTAGTTCAAATACCACGTTCTAACCTCCAGCTTAGCTGTGCGAGGACTTCGTCGTAGTATTCTATATCGTTAGGACTTCTTACGTTCCAAGTGTTAAGTTTACTTATATCAAAGCGTAGCGAGTCAATAGCTACCTTTAACTCGCTTGTCGTCATTGCTGTTTGCATTTCTTTAGCTTTGCGTTCTTGATTTCGGCGGAATACTTCGGCCGGTGTTTCTGTCCAGCTCATTTAAAAGTCCCCCATTTGATAACAGCCATTTTCCATTGCTCCAAGTTCAAGCATTTTCTGTTCCCAGCGTCCGCCGTCCCAAGTGTTATACCTGTCTGGTTTTTGGGAAGGGTATAAGACGAACTTAGCACCTACGCTATTTATTACGTTCCAAACTTCGGAGTCGTCAAGACTTCCGTGTTTAGTTCCAAAGCTGTGCAAGTTTGCCCAGCCTACGGTGTGGCAATAAAGGGAATTTGTGCCTTCCATTCTGGAACCCATTACTTCAATCCAAAAATTGTGAATTGACATTATTCTACCGTCAAAGACGATAAAGCCGGTTTTATTTGTTGTATACGTTTGATTAGTCATTGTATTTACCTCTATTATACTTGTAGCGAGAGAGTATATAAAGCTTTGTCTCTAAACAGTATATAAGGCTCCTCTTACCTTATATACCCCTATATACAGCCCGCTCAATGTTTACAAAAAAAGCTAAGCACAAAATAATAAATAAATAAAAAAAAGTGGGCGCATGGTAGAATTATGGCATGGGGGGGTATAGGGGGGGTGCCTAGGGGGGTAGGCATATGTGGACATGGTACAATATAGGACATGTCCCGACTTAGGGACGGCTTACTGTTTACAGCTTACGGGTTGCGTAAGATACTGTTACTAAGTAGTTTACTAAAAAGTTTCTATAGTTCATTTCTTTTCCTCCATTTGTTTTTGTGCTTCATTTATTGTTTTAGTTAGTAATGCATTAAGCTTGTCTAATACCTCTTCTGGGTCACCTACGGATAGGCTACCTACCTCAAGCCATTTCATAGTTACCTACTCCATTGGCTGTGTCTGGTAGTAGTAGCTACCCTACTGGTCTGGGCCCAAATGTGTTGGGCTACTACACGGGCTATTACTGCCTTGTTGTGTTGTGCTACTTGCTGTTGTGTTACGGTTGTTGTCATTTCTTTTACCTCTATATTACTTATAGCAACCAAGTATATAAGGGTATCGCTGGTTTTAGTATATAAGGAACGAGGGAGTATATATAGTGCGATATACGTCCCGCTTACATATTTTTGTAATTATTATTTATTTAGTACTATTATTATTTTATCTTATTTTTTTTCCACCCCCCGTCTAAAATCACGAGGGGGCCATGGTGTCATATGTCGTGTAGGGGTCTAAACAAATCGGGTAAATTTTGAAAGTAGTATCTTAATAGAGTAATAGCTATATAGATATATTATATAGAGTAAGCATTTCAAGGCAGGCTAATATGTCTATATGTTATGTTAACAGAAAGTTTTATATACTCTGAGTAGTTACTACTTTTAGTGAAAAAACTATGTCGAAAAAAACGCAGAATAATATCAAGTGGACTTGTAATGAGATTCGCGACTTGCTCTTAAGCAAGAACAAGGCTTATGGAGATTCAGCTCTGGAGCCTGATAATATTTTTAGTAAGCTCGATAACGCACAGGCCATCTGTGCACGTATCGACGATAAACTCTCTAGAATTAAAAACAATGGGCTCGATGATGCAACAGAAGATACACTAGACGATTTGATAGGATATCTCATTTTGCTCAAAATAGCACGAGAGACCAAAGGAGAAAATGTCACAGTCGTAACAAGCTGTATTTGTGAACACGGGATGCATAACTGTTCATGCGATACAGGGTATGTGCCTCCATGGAGCTTAGAACTCCCAAAGGATGCAAAGATTACGGTGTTCGAAAATAGCAGTGATAAATAGAGCTTATTGATGAATAAAACAATTTTAATAACAGGCGTAGGAGGGCTACTAGGTTCTCGCTTAGCTGACTGGATTTTAGATAACACAGAGCATACAGTCATAGGAGTTGATGACTTCAGTGGTGGATATCTAGAGAACGTAAACCTAGGCGTTAAACTATATAGCTATGACTTAAAAGAACTTAAGTATGTAGACTTAATGTTTAAAGAGAACAAGATAGATATTGTTTATCATATGGCTGCCTATGCAGCTGAAGGGCTTAGTCCTTTTATGAGAAAACATAACTATGAGAATAACTTGATTGCATCGACTAACTTAATTACTAACAGTATTAAACACGACATAGAACGTTTTGTATTCACATCTTCGATGGCAGTCTATGGGGACATTCACACACCCCCATTTAGTGAAGAATTATTACCCACCCCGATTGACCCTTACGGTATAGCTAAATACGCAGTAGAACAAGACTTGGAAGTCGCAGCCCGCCAGCATGGCCTAAATTATACAGTGGTTCGTCCACATAATTTTTATGGACGTAACCAAAATATCTGGGACAGATATAGAAACGTATTAGGCATTTGGATGTACCAGATTATGAATGATATACCCCCTACCATATTTGGTGATGGAAAACAGAAGAGAGCGTTTAGTTATATAGATGATGCACTTGAACCTTTATGGAAAGCATCACAATCAGATAAATGTATAGGAGAGATTATTAATCTAGGTGGTATTAAAGAATATACAATCAACGATGCGTGTGATGTATTACTCAAAGTAACAGGAACTGATTTAAAACCAGTACATCTAGAACCACGTCATGAAACTAAATATGCATGGTCTACGTGGGATAAGTCTGTAGAACTATTAGATTTTAAACATAGAATAGATTTAGAAGAAGGGCTAACTAAGATGTGGGAGTGGGCACAGAAAGCACCACAACATAAAAGGAAAGAATGGAAAGACTTTGAGTTAGATACTAATATATATGAGTTTTGGAATAAGGAGGGGAAGTGAAAGCACCACCAGTATCAGTAGACCACAACCCTAGATATGGTAAGACTCCATTTTTATGGACACACCCTCGCAATCAAGACTTAGTAAAGCTTATCCCTGATTCACCTTATCACATGAAAATAGCTACAATCATACGCTACAAGACAGAATACAAAGACTCAATTATAGAATGTATAGGAAATGCTATTAGCGTTTCAAAACAAGTAATAGTAGTAACTGAATCAAGTTTACCACCAGTGCATGGAAACTTTAGCGTGGTAGAAGGTAAGACTCATAATATGGGACAACCCTCAGTTCATCCAGAAATACCATGGATATTATTTTTAGATGGAGACGAGATTATACAGGTAGAGGATTTTCGTACATTCCTTAATGACCCTGATACGTTAGACCATAGCATGTATAGATTTGATGAAACACCATCAGTATTAATACGAAAAGAGTTTGCTAATATGAACCCAGAGATAGACCAGATGTATGATGTAAGATACCAATTACATCCATGTCAATATTGCTCTACTTATAAATCAAAAAGAGGATACTTAACCAATGTAAAATGGGATGATAAATATTTAATAATAAAAGGAGGAGATGAATGGTAAAGAAAGAAGACCCCGTGATTGAACACGAAAATGTACACACTTATTATAAGAATAAACGAAGTGCAGAAAATAAGATACCTGTCTTAGGTGCCCTCGTTGTTAGGCAACCTAAATGGGTAAAGAAACAAATAGAGAGCGTAGATTTCCCTGTAAAGAACTATATTATTTTTAATAATAATGGTAGAGGTGAAATAACTGAAGAACTAGATAAGATAGTTGCAGAACATCAGAATAATAAACTTATAGATAATTTACAAGTTTGCCACTTACCCCAGAACATAGGAATAGCTGGTGGATGGAATCTTATAATTAAATCTTTCATGATGGAACCTTATTGGCTTATTGCTAATGATGATGTATCTTTCGGTAAAGGTTTCCTTGAAGAGATGTGTGAAAAAGCTAAAGACCACACAGTAGGAATGATTCATGGATTTGAAGGAGACTTTGCTGGGATAGGTAGTTGGAATGTATTCTTATTAAAGGATTGGGTTGTACAACAAATAGGTTTATTTGATGAGAACTTTTATCCAGCTTATTGTGAAGATAGTGATTATATAATGCGTATATTTTTACGTGAACGTAATGTAGGAGGTTCTCCTATTAAACGTATTATGTCTTTAGACAGTTCATACTTCCATGGAGGTTGTGATTCTAAACAAGATGTGAAAGACTATTATGAACATGGTATGCAAACAAGTCAAGGTGATGAAGATATTAGAAGGAAGTTAGAATTCTCTAATGTAGTTAATTTTGAATATATGGAACAAAAGTGGGGACCTTGGTGGAGAACATGTTGGCCATGGGATGGTGGACCTTTTGATAATAAAGATTTACCTCTTTCTCATACTACATACGATTTACAATTTGTAAGAAAAAAGAATACGGGGTTTTAGATGACAGTAGAAATGCAAGAACTATGTACGACATCAATCGTGAGAGATGCAATAGAAGCGACAGCAGAAGAAGCTAAATTAACACCATTAATTATTGAATCCCAATTTACTGGTGGCTTGGGTTTAATGAACCCCACTATACTAAAAGATGGAGATGATTGGATATGTAATGTTAGAAATGTATCATACACCTTACATCATTGTGACCCACCTAATCCAAGTGGTAGTGAACAAGATGGTAGGTTTCAAACACCATGGGGACCTTTAAACTATGTTAGACCTGACAACGACCCATACTTAAGAACTTATAATTATTTAGGTTATCTTAACTCTGGTAAAGGTATTGAAAGATATAATATGATTGACGAACGTAAATTCCCTAAGATGCCAGAATGGGATTTTGTGGGTCATGAAGATGGTAGGTTAATGAAATGGGATGATAAACTTTGGTTTGCGGGAGTAAGAAGACATGCTCCTGATGGTAAAGGAAGAATGCAAATGTCACGCATTGATTTATCTGATACAGGAGCTATCGAAGAAGAAAGACATATAATAGAAGTAGAAGACAGTTCTTCCTACTGTGAAAAGAATTGGATGCCTATTTTAGATATGCCTTATCATTTTGTTAAGTGGTTAAATCCTTTGGAGATTGTTAAAGTTGACCTTAAAAATAAAATAGCTAAACAAGTAAAGTTAGGAGATACACTACCATTTGATAATTTAGATTTAAGAGGAGGCTCACAAGTAGTACCATACAACGGTTACAGAATAGCTATCACCCATGAAGTAGATGGCTGGCAGACAGAGAAAGGAGACCGTGAAGGACACTACAACCATAGGTTAGTAATATGGGACAAAGATTGGAATATAATCTCAGTAACTAAACCATGGAAGTTTATGCATGGTAAGATAGAGTTTTGTTGTGGACTAGCAGTAGACGAAGATATATTACATATAACTTTTGGTTTTCAAGACAACTCAGCTTATTTATTTAGAGTACCTTTCGATTTTATGAACAGATTACCTAAGGAGGAAGTATATGAAAGAAGTAATTAAACCTACATATGAAGAGTTACAACAACGCGTTAAAGATTTAGAATCAGAATTAGAAGGTAGACCAGAACTTACTTTTCACCCTACACCACGCGTAAATTCTCTAAGAGACTATATAGATGACCCTACACCAACTAATATGTTTAAATGTGGTCAGGAATATGAGAGTAAAGAACAAACAGCATCAGCTATAGGATTTTACCATCAATGTGCAGAGAGAGCTATTGATGATGATTTATTAGCATATGAAGCTTTGTTAAGAATGGCATTATGTTATGAAAAACAAGGAGGTAGAAAGGCACATGAAAAGATAGCACTATCACATGCTATATCTTTAATACCTAACAGACCTGAAGCATATTTACTTTTAAGTCAAGTTTATGAAAGGCAAGGTAATGAAGATAACCATGAAAGATGGTTTGACGCTTATCTATTTGCTTGTATGGGTGAAAGTAATGATTATAATTTAGCAACTAAAATCCCTAATCTACAACCCCTACAAACAGATGTAGGATACTATGGTATTCATAGCTGTACATACCAAAGAGCAGTTTCTGCATGGTGGGTAGGAAAATGTGATGAAGCACGTGAACTATTCACAGAACTCAATAAAAGAGAAGATTTTCCAAATGACATAAAGACAAGTATATTAAATAATATAACTAAGTTAAAACAAAATGTAGGAAGACAACAAGAATGAAATTAATAGATAATAAATTTTACATTCCTGACAATATGGAACAATATTTAGGTGTAGACAACACATTACCTGAAAATTTAGTTATTGAATGGTGTAAAGATAATATAGATAGTTCAAAAGTCTTTGTAGACATAGGAGCCCACATAGGAACCTACACATGGTCTGTAGCTCCTTACTGTAAAGAAGTAATTGCTTTTGAACCAACCAAACATAATTATAATATTTTGTGTGGTAACATAGCTTTGGCTGGGTTATCTAACAAAGTAACTGCATATAATCTCCCATTATCCTATCAAGAGAAAGAATGTGTCTTTCATGAAAGAGATGAAGATGGAGGAACTAATGGACTTGATACTCCTTATTTAAAAGAGAGTTATGATTCCTATACAGTTACAACTAAAACACTTGATAGTTTTGTAATAGAAAATATAGGACTTATCAAGATAGACGTAGAAGGACATGAGTATGAAGTATTACAAGGAGCTAAAAGAACTATTATACAGAATGGTTATCCACCAATACTATTTGAGTGTTGGGACATACCAGAGTTAAAAGAAAAGCTTTTTATATACCTACAAGATATGGGATACAGTGTTTCCAATGCGTCATCACAAGAAATGTATATTGCATACAAGGAGAAAGAATGAAAGACGAATTCTATGAAAAGGAATACGATTCTGAGGGTCGTAAGCTGCCTAAACAAATTATGGCAGCAGAAGTGAGAACTCCATCTATAGTGGTTGTAGACCATTTCTACAATGACCCTGATGAAGTGAGAAATTGGGCTATTGGAGAAGGTCATTTCCAAGAACCCGGCACACATGGTGCTGTAGGTTATAGATGTGAAGAAGACCGCAAATTTTTTACTAACGCTAAAGAATGTATTGAAAGTGTTATGAATGGTAAAGTTGAGGAAGGTACACACGAAGGAGGTTGGGAATACCCTACCAATGGTTGTTTTCAATGGTGTCCAGCAGGAACACCTATAGCTTACCATTGTGATTCTCAACAATATGCAGGTGTGTTATTTTTAACACCAGATGCACCTACAAACACAGGAACTTCACTGTATAAACACAAAGCAACAGGTATAGACTGGATGCCACAATCAGACGAAGACTGTTATAAATATTTCAGTTGTTCTTGGCAAACTCTGCATGATGCAATCTTTGGTAAATATTCGGGGGAACAAGGAACACCAGACCCTAACCCACCTAATAACCCAAAGAAATTATTAAGGACACATGAGTCTAATTACTTAGATGGTACTCAATTTGAAAAGACAGACGAAGTAGCTAATATCTATAATAGATTAGTTATTTTTGATGCTAGAAAAATACACGCAGCTAGTGGTTATTTTGGTGATAATATTCATGATAGTAGACTATTTCAATTATTCTTCTTTAATTTGAAAAAAGATGAGGATGAACTATGAGCGAAGTTAAATGGGAATCAAGTCACATGAGGTTGAGCCCAAGTAAAATAAATACTTACATGAAATGTCCAAGAGAATTCTATTACAAGTATATAGCTAAGATGCCTGAAAAGAAAACAATACATCTTTTTAGAGGAACGTTAGTACATCAAATTTTAGAAGACCTATTTAAGAAAGAATTTAAATCTTTAACTGCTTGGGAAAAAGGAGCCCCTCGGTCATGGGTCCAAGAACAATTTGAAACAGGTTGGGAAGAAAAGATAGCTAAACATAAATGGCTTTGGGAAGTACACACCAAAGAAGAAATGGATGCCATGTATACCGAAACTGAAGAGTTACTTCAAAACTTTGTAGGTAGTGTTAATAAAAAACTTACAGAGATGGTTAAATGGAAAATATTTAAAAACAAATATCAAGCTTGGAACTCAGTAGCACCTAAGTATGCTGAGAAGTGGGTTAAGTCAAAAGAGTATGCAATAGTTGGAGTTATTGATGTAGTATGTAATGATTTTGATGGGGGTACCACATTATTAGATTATAAGACCAGTAAGCGCTATGGGCCCTATTTATCAGAGGAATATTATCGCCAGTTGATTATCTATGCATTTTTGTATACATTAGAGATGGGAGAGATGCCTAATTTTGTAGGCGTTAACTATCTACGCTTTGATGATACCTTTTTTGTAAAGATAACACAGAACGAGCTCGATGAAGCCCGTGACTTAATTAAATTTGTTCATGATTGTATAAAAGAGCGTGAAGAGTACGAAGATAGATACGAACAGAAACCACAGAACTTATGTAAGTGGTGCTCCTTCTATAAAGGTAACGGCGGCCCTTGCGATGTTGAAGTCCCAAAGTGGAAACCTAAATTCCAGCGTAAAAAGGAAAATTACGCTGATTTGGATAATAAAACTAAAGACCTCATAGAGTTAGAGAATCAAGAGCAGTTTCCTGAGTTCGATTAGGGTAATCTTTATATAGTCGCGCTGTGTAAATAAAAACATGGCGCGCGATGATTATGGAGCTATCTCTGTAATCTCTGATGAAGAAAAAGAGATATTAGGGATTAGCGGTCCTAAAAAGCCCTCTGATGAGGAAGAGGAAAAGCTTTTCGAGACTATTGGCAAAGCTGCTGATAAAATTGGAGAAACCCAAGTAGGTAAGAAAATAGGAACTATAATCACCGTATTGATGCTCGCGCTCTTGAGTGGGGGGGCCAACATGACAATTCTCCATGATTTTTTTAATGGAGATGATGAAGGCCCCATCGGGGGCTGTATGGAAGATGGCGCCACTAATTATAATCCTGACGCTACCTTCGATGATGGTAGTTGTAATTTTGTCGTGATAGTGTATGGTTGTACTGACCCCGAGGCGGTTAACTATGACCCACAAGCTACTCACGATAATGGTAGATGTAACATTCTAAATCAAAACCCTAATGGTACTACTAACGAAACACAAACTAATGAAACAGTATATGGTTGTATGGATATAGATGCAAATAACTATAACGATAGGGCTACAGAAGATGATGGCTCTTGTGAATATGAACACGAAGAAAACCACTGTAACCATACTAATATGTATGCTTGGAATGGTTTATCTCATGGTAACGTCTCTCGACCATCAAATAATTCTTTAGATTTCTATATGGACTTTGATACTGATTGTGATGATGAGGAAGACCCCTTACCTATATTAGTTTATTACGACTTAGTACACATCATGATTGATGAAGATGAAAATGGTAATAAGTCTATGTACTATGATAATTACATCTATACTAAAGTGTTCTTTAATGTTTCAGGATGGACAGAAGATGAGCATTGGTTCGAATATGAAGAACTGTTCGAAGATGACTTAGAAGAAAACTTTAATGATATTTATGAAGGTTACTGGTTCTATTATACTTCTTATTATGCAGATTATAATGGAGATGGTGACTATTACGGAGAAGATGAGTATGTCGGTTATTCCACTAATTGGGGTAACGGAGAACTAGAAGAAATGGGATGGGTCCTATATGTATAGTAGATACAAAAAACTACTGGAAAGCATAGGAGAAGAGGAGTGATAGAATGGATAGTAGTGTTAGAAATACTAGCAGTGGTTATGGCGAGCATGGCAGTTGTCATTGCTTTCGCGGTACTTGTGAATTTTGCGCGCCAAGCATTAAGACAAGTAAAACCAAAGCCAGTAAAAGTAGTGCCAAAGGAATCAATAAAGAAGGAGAAACCACAAATGAGTAAAGAAAAAGGTGAAGGAGTTACGTTTAACGACATATTTATGTTTATGATTGCTGTACCATTGGTTTTACTCTGGGTAGGATTCGCTGGGTTCGTTATACACAGTGGATTACAAGACGACTCTGTTCTTGAACAGATTGAAGGATATACAACTTTGATTGCTATATTAGGAGGTCCAGCCCTTCTTATCATCAAAGATGCTTTAGATGTCTGGAAACAGGAACAGGCTGAGAAAACTGCATTTTATAAAACAAAAGCACAAGCTGTTATTGACTACAATGATGCTGCTCAGAAACAATCCCAGATGATAGAAGCAAAGGCTCAAGAACAAGAACATAAAATGGAGAACAAAAAATGAACGATTTTGAAGTAAGAAGTCTATACGACCAAGTGCAAGCGATGGAAGTTAAGATTAAAGCACTAGAAGTGTTACTAGGAGAAAGCATGAGCGATGATGAAGTAGTTGCAGAAGAAGAATTAGTCGAAGAAGAAGCTGAAGAAGAAGCTGTCGAAGAAGAAGCTGCTGAGGAAGAAGCAGAAGAAGAGGCAGAAGAAGAAGCTGAAGAAGAGGCTGATGAGGACGAAGCAGCAGAAGAAGAGTAAGTTTGAACTTACAGGAGAATAACAATGCCAACAAAAGAGATGTATAAAAAATATGAAGGTAATCAAACCAAAGATAAGGTTGTAGATTCTTCGGCTGGTGGATTGTTCAAAGGAGAACATTGGTCTGAGGAGTACGCAAAGACTCTAGACTGGCCACATCCAAGTCAAGATGAAATCAACGAGATGTCTGCACATCGCGGAACAACCTGTTACGATAAGATGCCTGACTATATTAAAGATAAACCAGCTATAACTGAAGTATACTCTGGAACTACTTATGATATAGCTTACGAAAACAACCAAGAATATTTAGGTAAAGTTGGGGCAAGCCAAGAACCCGGCAAAAGAATATACGGTGCACAGGATGATTAAATATGGTCAGTAATAAAACTATAGCAAAAGAAAATAAAAAAGAGAATATCGATAAGACTCTTACTATGAGAAAGAGTGGTTCAGGAGAAAAGGTTTTCAGTCACGTAGGTGGCCATACCCATGCTCTAGAACACCACGCTATTTCTAAAGAAGAAGCTCTAAAACAAATTAGAGATGTAACTGAAACTGAAATAGCAGACAGAAAAAGTCACGGACATCACATAGGTAAGAGACAACATTCGAAAAATAAGCACGCGGACCACGGCGGCTCTCATTAAAAATGGCTTACAACAGTAAGTCTAAGAAACGCCGTCAGGCTGAAGCTAGGAAAGCTACTAAAAAACGAAAGAAAGGTAAGGCTATACGTAAAACAACTAAAGGTAAAGGAGCTAACTATCGTAAAACAAAATCTGGAGCTGGTATGACCAGAAAGGGAATTAAAGCATATAGAAGAGCTAATCCCGGTTCTAAACTTAAAGGAGCAGTTACAGGTAAAGTTAAGAAAGGTAGTAAAGCTGCTAAAAGACGTAAATCTTATTGTGCTAGGTCACTAGGACAGAAAAAGAGAAGTTCTAAGAAAACACAAAATGACCCTAATTCAAGAATTAATCAAGCAAGAAGAAGATGGAAGTGTTAAATGGCTTATAAGAAGAAGAAAAAAACCACAAGGAAAAAGAAATAATGGCCTATAATAAAAAATCAAAGGCTCGAAGACAAGCTGAAGCACGCAAAAAGCCCGGTGGCTCTAATGTAGGGAAGTATCCTAACGTTAGTAAATTCGCTGGTCCTTCTGGAGGAGCACCTAAAGGTAGCTACCCTATTAATACTAAGAAAAGAGCAAAAGCAGCATTATCATATGCACACAATGCTCCTAACCCTTCTGGTATTAAAAAGGCAGTATACAAAGCATATCCTTCACTAGACCCTAAAAAGAAGAAAAAGGAGAACTAATAATGTGCTGTTGTAAAGACTGCTCATGTGACTGCTGTAACGGGGAATAAGTAAGCTTTATATAGTGGGGTGACCTACTATGTATAGGCTCTCACAGAAGGGCCAAGGCTCCACAGGATACTTAACGCAAGTGCCAACGTGGGAGTCCCAAAAAATATGGAGATATCAACATATGAATGAAACAAGTAATAACACAGCCGATAATAGCGGCAACATGACAGCAGAAGAAAATAACACTGCTGAAGAAGGTAACTTAACCGCTATATTGGATACTGTAGAAGAATCTGGAATGTTAGATGCGTTAATGGATGAACCATTATTAATGGCGATGGCTGCATTAGTGGTAGGTATGGCAGGATATATTGCTTATACTGTACCAGCAGTTAAAGCGTTAGTTTTTAAATACATTAAGAACAACGAAGCTGAATTAATGGAGATGTTAGATAGTAATCTAACTAAAGCCCAGATGAAGGCTTTTGAAAAGCTGGATGCTACAGCACAAAAGCACGTAAAAGACTCTTTAGTTCGAAATGTATTGGTCACAGCATGGGATGAGAAAGACGACGAACTTGCCGCATTAGTCAAGTCTAAAGTCAAATCAGCCCTTGATGAAGGCAAATCACTTTGAACGAGGAAGAATACGAGCAAAGATTACGTCAGAGAGTCGGAGAAGCAGAATATGGTCGTCATAAAGAGCTTGTCCGTCTTCTGGCGCGCAATCTTGCTCTTGAAGACGTGCTTTGGGAAGAAATTTCTTTACATATTCGGGATGTTAACTTACGAACAGAGCTCTTGCGCCAAAGAAATTCAATCGTTCGTGACATACATACTGAATTCAGAGCATTAAATATAGAAATACCTACAGTTGTAGAACAACGAACTGAAGGGTTTGCAGGGTTTTTAGAGGATTTAACAGATGAAGCTACCGATAAAGGAAGAGACAAAGAAACTGAAGACAGCACTGATAGGTAAAGGCGCTTACGATACACGTAGCCTTGAAGAGATATTCGAAAAATGTAGACATAGTGAAGATAAAATGCTTAAATTAGTAAAAGCATTTTGTGAAACATATTTAATTGATAATAAACAACGTCCTTTAAGATTAAGACCACTACAAGAACAAATAATAGTTAAATCATTAACACATCGCGAAGATGGTGGTCAGCGTAAATTAGCTATTCTCGCACCAAGAGGAAGTGGTAAATCATATGCTCTTGCTGTAGCTGTTACTATCTATATGTTTTTTAAAAGGTTTAGAGATTTAATATTTGTATTAGCTCCATCTGAAGACCAAGCAGCATTAATCTTTGGATATGTGTATAGAAACTTCAAAGATAATAAATTTTTAGATAGTTTGGTAGATAATTATAAATTTCATAATAAGCCCCATATACGCATGAAGGGGGGCACAATGATGCGTAGAGCTCCATTGGCGCCTAGTAACCAAGGACAAGCTATACGAGGACAACATCCTACTATGTGTATTGTAGATGAAAGTCCTTTAATTGATGATAATTTGTTTGTGGATAACGTAGAACCAGCGATAGTTTCAAATAAGGCCCCGTTCATAAATTTAGGTACACCAAAGTCAAAAGAGAATCACATGTATAGGTATTTGTACTCAGATGCGTATGAAAATACCTTTACTAGATTACACTTTACATGGAAAGACGCTATCGAACAAGGAGACGCATATTCACCTCCTTATACTGAATTAGAAATGTTAGATAAGATGACTGAATGGGGAGAAGATTCTATCTACTGGAGGACAGAATACGAATGTGAGTTTGTAGAGAGTGTATCGCAGATATTCAATCCAGAAAAACTAAGGGACTGTTTTGAAGACTATGAACCGTGGACACGAGAAACTATCGAAACAGGAGATTATCCTCCTGAAATTACTATCGGCGTTGATGTTGGTAAATCTGTTAACTCTACTGTTATTACCGGATGGGCAAGGGAGAAACTTATGGGGGATAATGGTGGAGAGGATATTGCACGACTTATCTATATTGAAGAGATTAGCCCTAAAAGTGGTGGACATGACATTCCTTATCAACGTAAGCGTATCATTCAAGTTTGTAACACTCTTAATGCTCAGCGCCTTATTGTGGATTGTACGGGTATTGGTGGTGCGATTGAACAAGATTTAAAGATAGCTTCTATAAATAGTAGTCCTCAGATTCATTTCTTACCTTTTGTTTTTACTGGTGGACCAAGAGGCTCTAAGACACAGATATATAGAGATTATGTTTCTTATATCCAACAAGGACTTGTAAAAGTGCCTAATCCAGAGACTTCCCCACCTCATATTAAAAGACTAGTAATGAAGTGGTATTCGGAGCATAGGGACCTTGAATATACTATGGATGCAGCTAATAAGACAGAGAAAATAGCAGCACCTTCTGGAAAACATGATGATTATTGTGATAGTTCAGTAATGGGTATACATGCTACCCTTTCTATGCTACCCGCAGGGGCAAGCATAGGAGGAGCATCCACTGGTGGACAAGGAGCTAGAAGAAGGTCAAGAGTACCTAATAGACAGAGGAATTACGGCAGCAAAGCTGTCCTAACTACTGCCGCTAGGTCGCATACTCTTAATAAAGGTATACGTTTTTAGCGCAATCTTTAAATACTACTCTCGGTTTATATATATGTGACTAGCCATGTCAATATTTGATAGAGTGCGAAGGAGATTCGCAAATGTGGGGTCTAACCCCCCTTTTAAAGAAAACGACCCAAGAGATTTTGGAGCAGGTATCATTAAAAGATTGAAAGTGAATAACAATGGTTTTAATGTCAAAGGTAAAGGAGAATACGAACCACATATTGGTGCACCACGCACTTATATGAATGTATATTTACAAGACCCCGTCGTAAGAACTTTAATCGACCTGCCTTGTTTCTATGCTGTAAAAGATAACTTTGATATTGTAACAGCAGAAGACAACATACGTGAAAATGTAGAAGAAATGTTTAGAGATATTAATATTGAACAGATTCTGTATGGTTGGGTAAGAAACGCTCGTGTTTTTGGTACGGGCTATTTGGAGTGGACCGGAGACAACTTAATTCTTCGTTCTAGCCAAAACATGTTTGTTAAAAGAAACGAACATGGACAAGTGATGTATTATTATCAAGAAGTTGGTGAAGATAAAGAAAATGTAAGATTTGAACCAGATGAGATAATAGAATTAAAAAATAATCCTTTTGATGACTATGCATATGGTCTATCAGATATACACCCTATTATGTATTTGATAGATTTAAAAGATTATGCAGAAAGAGATATAGGAGCAGCACTTAATAAATATGCGATATCAAGATTTGACATATCATGTGGTCTACCTGATATGCCCTACGGCCCTGATAAGATTAATGAGGTTGTAGACGCATTCAATAATTTAGCTCCCGGTGAAGATATAATTCACGGTAATGATATAGCTATTAAAGAATTAGGTGGAACACAAAGAGCATTTGAGTATGGAAAATACACAGATGATTTATTGGCTAAAATACATATGGCGCTTAAGGTCCCTATGACTATGTGGAGTGACCCAGAGAAGGCACGTCCTATATTTGAACCATATGTTAATTATTTACAGTCTGCAATAGAAGGTGCTTTAAACGCACAGTTAATGCCACAATTAGAAAACGGAGAAGCTAAATTTAAATTCCGTCAAGTTAATATTGAAGATGCATTTACTAAAGCTAAGACAGACATGATATATTTATCAGAAGGTGTTTTATCACCCGGCGAAGTTCGAGAAGAACGTGGTCTTGACCCTGAAGGAGTTGTAGAATTAGATATGGAAACTTCTGAAGATGTTAAAGCATCTCCACTAGAAGGAGGACCGGGCAGTAAAAACGCTAATGTATCTGGAGGAAAAGATACAGATAAAAAAGAAGAGAGTGCAAGAGCACAAAATAGGGGAAACAAACCCTCCGCTAATGCGACAGGAGATAGAAGATGACGTACGACAAATGTAAAACATCCGTTAGTGCAACACTAAAGAAACGTGGTTTTGAAGACCACGACACGCTTGCAGCTGGAATGTGCAGCATGTGGGCAGAAGAAAATGGTGTAGAGCGGGAATTTGCTGGTGACGGTTCCAAACCAACCAATGCAATACAACGTACGTTCGCTATGACCGTAGAGGGAAATTCCGAACTTACAGTTAATACGCATGAGGGAATCGACAGTGTGACATTCCCAGTGATAGCTATTACATCAGGTCTCCATTCTTACATGGAAGACGAGAAAGAACAAAAGGTTTATATAGAGCCTACCATCTTAAAAAGTAGTATAGAGAAGTTCGCTGAGCTTCCTATATATATAAACCACCAACGAACGCCTGAGGATTTAATCGGCATGGCTACTGACCCTGAGGTAATCGAATTGGAAGATGGTAAAATTGGAATGCAAATGCAGGCTACTGTTGATAATAAAACAGGTCACGGCCAAGAAGTGATGAAAAAAGTCAAGGACGGGGATATGACTCACGTCAGTATTGATTGGTTTTCCAATGATATTGATGTCATGGGTGACACATACGCCACCAAGTTACGTCCCACTGAAGTTAGTTTCATTGACAATGAAAAAATGGACCCCGTCTGCAAGGAATGTAAAATAGGAGAGGAATGTGATTCGCATGCTAAAGATGATGACCACGACTGTGGTTGTGGTGGACATGAAGGAGCATGTGGATGTGAAGACGGGAAGACAGAGGTACAAACTATGACTGAAGAAGTTAAAGAAACCAATGTAAAATCCGATGCAGAGAACATTGTTGAACGCGAATTCGCTTCACTACGCTCTCAACTAGAGGAACTTAACGCTTCCAAAGCAGAAATCGAAGGACAGTATGCTGATGCTTTAAAACAAATTGAAGCATTTCAAGCTGCTGAAGAAGAGAGAGCTGCAAAAGAAGCTGAAGCTCGCAAGTTAGAGACTATTGAGACGATTATATCCAAGGAAGTTCTTTTCGGCACAGTCGAAGAGGACAAGAAGGATGCTCGCGTCGAGGAACTATCTGCTTGGGATGAACCAAGGCTGACTGGATTCAGCGACGCATTAAATGCTATGCCTGTACCAGAAGCAGACACAGAGAGACAATTCGGAAAAGGAAAATCCAATGACGGAGAAGCTCCAGCTGCTGACGAAACAGAAAGGCAATTTAGTGTAGAGATAAACAAAGATGGGCGAGTAAAGCTCAACAAAGAATTACTAAGAGGTAATTAAATATGGCAACAGAAATATTAGTAAATGACGGTGGTGCACCAGCAAGAATTTTACCATTCACAGCTGGAAGTACTGTTACCGCAGGATACCCTGTTCAAATGGGTGCAGATGGAGAAGTCGATAAATTCGCATCTGCAAACGGCAAACCACTAGGTTTTGCATTGACAACAGTATCTTCAGGTAACATTGCTAGCATCGTGACAGGTCACGGAGTTATATTGAATGCATATTGTTCAGGAACAATCGGATTAGGAGACGGTGTAGCTACATTAGCTGACGGTAACCTAGGACAAGCTTCCTCAGCTGCAAATGCAATCGGATACTACATAGACCCAAGCGGAGCTCACAGCGGTGCAGCATCTATGCAAAGAATTCTGTATCAGGGCCTATAAGGAGAACTAAAACATGGCAGCATTAAACTCAAATTTAGCACCCGGTGTGTTGACAACTCTTAATACAGGAGCTGTTGACGGCGGAGTGGGCGAGCGTGTTCTAATTGACTATAAAGATGCAATTCAAGACTACAAAGTTGTAGACTTACCAGCATTGTCAATGTTCTGCGAACCTATGACTACAGAAACCGGCGGTGATATTGATATCACATTCGCAAAACCCTCAATGGGTATGGAAGAAATCGGTGAAGGTAACACACCTAAGTACCAACACACTAACTTACGCTCCGAGAGAGTGTCTGTTGATGAGTGGGGACTTGCAGTTGGTGTAACCCGCCGAATGATAGAAGACTCAAGATTCAACGAAGTAGAAATGGCTTTGAATGAAGCACGAAGAGCAGTTGATAGACACGTTACAAAGAACGTTGTTTATGGATTACTCGGTGTTGGAGATTCAACATTAAAAACCGGTGTATCTGGTGGAACCTCAATCGTAAAGACAACTACGGAAGCTGTTATTACAACTTTCGCAGATGCTCAGTACGGTGGTTTCCTCGGAAGCGGCGGAACTGTTAACTCCGGACGTATCTACTCCTATGGTAACACATCTGACGCAACATTGACTGGAAGTCACTACGTTGAAGATACTGGAGCCGCAGGTAACGTCACCTTGAGCAAAATAACTGACTCGATGGAATTGATTGGTGGTCACGGTTACAACCCAACCGCTCTATTAATTTCACCAGCTCACTACAAGACCATCCTTAACATGGCAGACTTCACAACCGCTACTGCAAACGAGAACAGATACGTTCTTGATACACCAGTAGAAAGGACCTCAATCACTGGTCTAATTGGAAGCATATATGGATTGCGTGTATACGTCAATGCATGGTGTCCTCCAGATAGATACTTTGTTTGGGACGAATCTGTTAAGCCTATGGCTTACGTTGAGAGAAGGCCATTGACTGTAGAAGAGGCAAATCCCGGATTTGGAATTGTCGGTTCATACATGTCTATGAGATACGGATTGAAGGTAACCAACCCATCTTCCGGTGTAGTTATTTACAACTCAGGTTAAAGATAACGATTAAAGGTTAGGAGGATGCCTTAGGGCCTGCGCCCTGAAATCCTCCACTTTACATTTACAATTTTATTGGACCCCCCTATGCCAAATTATAGAAAATTACTTAATAGTACTGCTACTTACGGAAGCAATAAGAATTACGTTGAATCGCGTATAGGTACGCCTTCACAAGGTTCTCAAGGTAGACAAGGTACTACTGGCGGTACAGGTACTCAAGGTACTCAAGGTACACAGGGTACTACTGGCGGTGGCGGTGGTGGAGGTTCACAAGGTACACAAGGAAGACAAGGTACACAAGGAAGACAAGGTAGACAGGGAACTACAGGATACCAAGGCTCACAAGGAAGTCAAGGTAGACAGGGAACTACAGGTAGTCAAGGTACTCAAGGTACACAGGGTAAACAAGGAACAACTGGTGATACTGGTTCTCAAGGAACCCAAGGTAAACAAGGTACTACTGGTAACACAGGTTCTCAAGGTACTCAAGGTAAACAAGGTATACAAGGTGCTGGGGGTACAAGTGGTTCTCAAGGTACACAAGGTACCACAGGAGCTCAAGGTGCACAGGGAACTCAAGGAAATCAAGGTTCTCAAGGAACCCAAGGTAAACAAGGAACATTAGGTCTTTTCGGTGGTAATAGTATAGAATTTAATTATAGTAGTTTTGATATCACTGCTGGGTCACCGGGAGCAAATAATTTTGGATTTAATCTTACGTTACCCGGTGGTGGTGGTGTACCAAATTATGGTTTAATTTCTAAAGTAGGGATTTCAGATACAGATATAAACAATGACGATGTTAGTGCATGGAATGATGCTTTAGATGATGGTGATAGTGATACACGAGGTCACCTTAGAATTTTTAAAACAGATGACTCTACTAAATGGGTCACATTTAATATTACAGGAGCTAACAGTGCTGGAGGAACAGGTGTAACAGCTTATGAAGAAGTTCAAGTCCAGTATGTTGATAGTAATGATTATTTTGCTAATGGAGATGATTGTGTTATTACTTTTGTTCAAAGTGGAGATAAGGGTACACAAGGTACACAAGGTAAACAAGGAACCACCGGTGGGGGCGGTGGTGGAGGTTCACAAGGTACTCAAGGAAGACAGGGAACACAAGGAACGCAAGGTACACAGGGTACTACTGGTAATACAGGTGGTCAAGGTACCCAAGGTACTACCGGTGCACAAGGTCGTCAGGGTAATCAAGGTTCTCAAGGAACACAAGGAACATTAGGACCTGAAGGTCCTCCGGGAAATTTAGGTGAACAGGGTGTTCAAGGTAAACAGGGAACTACAGGTGCTCAAGGTACACAAGGTAAACAAGGTACTACTGGCGACCAAGGAACTCAAGGTACTACAGGTGCTACTGGTGGACAAGGTACACAAGGTACTACGGGTGCACAGGGCACACAAGGAAAACAAGGAAGTACAGGTTCTACTGGTGGTCAAGGTACCCAAGGTACTACCGGTGCACAAGGAACTCAAGGTAAACAAGGAACTCAAGGTAATCAAGGTAGTACAGGTGCACAAGGTACACAAGGTAAACAGGGAACTACTGGTGATACAGGTAGTCAAGGTACTCAAGGTAGTACAGGTGCACAAGGTACACAAGGTAAACAAGGTACTACTGGTGATACTGGTTCTCAAGGAACCCAAGGAACTACAGGTGCAACAGGTGCTCAAGGAACTCAAGGTAAACAG